AACTTTAGGGCGTAGATATAATGGATGTAGTTACTTAGGAATAATTACTGATGATATGACCTTTGGTGACCAATGTAAAATGTGTGGCGAGAATTATGGTGATGAAGACGAATAGCATTACGCCTAACAAGCGGATATAGATAATTGTTTATATCCACCCATAAGATATAGGTACGTAAAATTTAATATTATGATAGAAAACCCAATCAATGTAGTCTTATATATAACAAATACAATATCAGAAATTAATGAACGATACATCCAATAAGAAATCCGTATATGAGCGGATAATATTAAATAACGAACAATTGAATTTCCTCAATAAGGTATATCGAGATAATCTATACATTAAGTTAATGTCCTCGATACATTTGGATTTATTGACCAATACGCTGTCCAGTGGAACATACCACCAATCTCCAGTAGTTAGGAGGGCACTGACATATATATGTGAGAACTACGTTTCGTTTACTAAACGATACGAGTGAGGTAATCAAAAATTTTAACACATTAAGTTAGGATATATAAAATTAATATCGTATCTTGTGTAAGGTAAAAAAATATGGAATTAAATATCTTGTTGTAATATTAATTTAATACATATCATTATTATGAGAAAACTAAACGAAGTACATAATCGATTACGTAAACTATAATCGGATTACTACGAATTACTTGGTATTATTAATGATGGAATAAACGAATATGAAGATGAAGAAGGATGAAATAGATAAGATTAATTATAACACATCAATGGTAATTGATTACTCTTCTTTTATCAGTGGGAACGACCCGGTGGATGCAACTTGGGAGGAGCTTCAATCAATCGTAAATGATATGTACAAACACCACAGCGTTGCAGTTCCACTGAAACCTTTATTGTCACAGAATCAATTTAACTTAGTTACAGACTGGTTTGGAAATGAGAAATTCCGTCGTAAATTACATAATTACGAAATTATATTATTGAACTCAATAGTAGTACACAATATTGCTCCCACTGCAGATGATAGGATAATATTAAATCGTATTAGGGAAAAGTGGATTCAATTTTTAAAATGAAATTGGAAGAAACACAAATTAAGTTCATAAGAGTAGTATGCAGACGAACGGAGTTTATAAACGGTTGGGTTCTGGATAAACACTTACGAGTGTTATCCAAGATAATAAACAAAGATGGTGATGTTTATAATACCGAAATAAATGGGTATGATAGAATCATTTTAAGTGAAATACGGTCCAATTGGATTAAATATTTATATCATAAAAATAATCAATAATGACATCATACATAATTATATTTGTAGCGGTAATGTGTTCTCTTTCCGTGATTAATTGGATATTGGGTATAATTGTAAAACGTAAGTCTGAAAAACTGGAACTTGAAGATAAAAATGATTTTTCTAAAAAAATAAACGCAATGTGTAATCACACTAACAAAACCCAGCGATTTGGAAGACCATCCACCCGGGGATATAATGAACTTTCAAGTGAACAAAAGGAATTAATTCAATTCTGGATAGATGAAAGTATATTTCCTAATCATAATAGACAACTACATTATATAATTCATGGTAGTTATTACGATGATATACAAAAAGATATGCTAAAAACATTACGGAAAGAGTTTGTTCAATTACGGAAAACCAAGATTGTCAATTTTAAAAATAAATTGGATAATGTATAAATTATACATTACATTGGATAACGAGGAACCTGAATACGAAATAATGAATACATCTCATTTGACAATAAAAATGTGGCCGGACAACTCAACGATATCTATTGTAAATTATATGGGAGATGTATCCTGGTTTTATAGTAGTGATGATGTATCCGATGAAGTATCCGAATTTGTAAGTCTATGTCCGGAACAATATAAATTATTGATTAGGGTTTTAGAAACTTTGAAGTATGAAAATAGGATAAAATTCAAACGTGCCGAATTTGAAAGATACGTTTTGAGTATACGTGCTATACTGAACAACGTATATGATCTTTATGATAGGGAATCATTCAATATTTTACGTGAACAGTTCACGATACAAAGATATAATTTTTCAAAGCAGACATGGAAACTCGCACAATTTTATAATCAATCACTTTTATTCAATGAAACCCAAAAAACAGCCATCACTAAAATACACTGAATCACAAAGGGAATTTCTAATCAATTGTAGTGAGGATAATTCGTTTACAGAAAATCATTTAATAAAAGAGGAAAAAAACCTTTTGGATTTCCACGTGACGTCAAGTAGGATAATGAATACTTATAGTATATCCACCCAATTCTTTTTGAATGGGATACGACATAAATGGATTTTATACATACAGAGTAATAAATGATAAATATTAGTGATATACAGTTAAAATTACTTCTTACATGGAAACGGGATACGGACTTTTATAGTAAATTGGATACGCTTGCCAAATATAATATAGAATATACTATTCGATATAAGATGTATGATTCATCCATTAGGGAAATACTTATGGGTATTAGGGAACTATGGATAACAGAATTCCGATTTAAAATAAATGAACAAAAATAAATTAGGTATTGTAATTTAAATTTTGTATATTAGTAAGGTAATAATAAAAGTATCATAGTGATATCTAAAAATCATTGGAATGAAAAACTTAAAAAAACAATTAACCACAGATCACACGTTGTTAATCAATCGTATCAGAAAATGTATCATTGTAGATGAATTAAATCACACGTATAGACTACAGTACAGTCGTCCATGGATCGATAAATTTTTAGATTTAATGGAGTCGCGTGGAGAGTATTCGGATGAAGAAGGTAAAATACTAATGAGTATCCGTGATAAATTCTACCAAGATTTGACTACATTGTATTCAAATGTATAGTCAAGTTGAAACGATTGAACTCACGGATGAAACCCGAATGATGATATCATGGATTAGGACATGGACACTCCATGATAAAAAATATGGAAAAAAACAGCATCTACATTTTAATAGGATTACAGACCCAACGTTGACTCGTGATTACGAATCTACTATAATTGAAGTTTCATGTCATGTTATAATTTGTAGATTGGATGAGATAATAAAGTTGGGATGGTATTACGAACACGATAAAAGATTGTTATCTATGTTGAGGGAGTATTATTACAAAAATTTACAAGGATTATTCGAACATGAAAATAGTATCGGAGAAACAAAGAAAATTAATAATGAGTATAATCACCAGACAAGGATCACATTAATTTAGAAATTATATATTATAAAATAAAAAACTATGAATCAAAATATAGGTAACCCAAGTGATAGTGATATGTGGAAACATGAAGTTCTAAAGTTATGGAGACGAAAGCATCTATTGACCCGTAAGGAAGAAGAAACTATCCTCAATATTACCAAAAAAATATCATTATAAAAATAAAAAAAATAACTATGAGTAATTATATAATGGGTAGGTGTATAACGGAAGTTGATTATGTCGACACATCACACATACAGGGGTTTTCCTGTAAACCTGAAAAGGGAGATCTAGTAGAAGTTTTAGTATCTGGAAAACCAACTAACTTAGAAGTATGTAGTGTAACCCATCAATGGGAAAAAACACACCAAGGTCATGTACCCATAGTAGTAGTGGAGTTAACAACACGTAGAAATATATTATAACATGGAATCACAATTATCAGCGCTGATCCTAGTTATATTATCGATAGTGATAATATTTAAATATTTTCCTAAAGATAAAAATTAAAAGAAGTGAAAACATTTTTTACAAGTTTAATATTATTGGTATTATTAAATATCATAATACTACTATTTTCCACTATAAAACGAAGAAACAATTAAAAGTATTATTTAAAATTTAATATTCCATATACCCTATTTACGTACACCATTAAAAGGTTTCTATGCAATTTAAAATCATATTAATATTTTTGTTACTTTATTGTACAGTTGCTTCCGCTCAATTGAACGTATTCGCAAATCACATTAAGGAAATCGATTCCACTAGATTTACCATGATAGAAAATTATGCTAAATCAAAGTGGAACACCGCATCCGATGTGAACCTGATAGAATTCGAAATAAACAAACAAAGTGAGGGATATGTCAATGTAATGAAACTATTGAACGAACATTGGGGTTGTCAAAAAAACAAAACAATAATTGCAATGGAAATGTTAAAACATTCGAATGATCCAGATTACTTTTCCGATGCCAACTGGTGGGTTATCCATATTGAAATACGTAACAGGTTGGAATGATGTCAAACCCAAAATCAACATAACACTAAATTTATGAAAAGGTTAATTGTATCATTTCTATTATTACTCGTAATATCATGTGGGCGGAAACCACAGAAATCCTCCGTGGATTCAATTATTCGGAAGTTAGCATCAGTGGAAGAAATCACGGATACCGATATGGATGGTGTAATCGATTTCCGTGAAGAAGAATTAATGTCACCACCGAACATATCTGCGGTAATATCACTTGGAATGGAAGTTTCAATTCCACCAACGGAACAACTCCAGATTGTTGATTTACCTATTATACAAATACAGAATACATCATCCTTCGTACCCACCTACGCGGATGGTGTAGGTAGATTAGTATATGAGATACCTACCGAAATGGTAAAATTCCGTACATATAAAATCGAAGTACGAATAGGTGAGAGTGAAACCGATATATCAATCGTACAAAATATAAACCCCATAGTTGATGTCACTATAAGAACTTCGGAATTGATGCAGGTAGAACTAGTCGATCCAACCAATAATAGTTTTACAATAGTATCACAATCCGCACAACAACTCATAGAGGTTGATGAATTCACAGCGTGGGTATTCTATGTAACACCATTAAGACACGGAAAGAATTATATTTCGGTCGTCGTGAGTATTGTAAGGGATGGAAATCTTAAACAATCCGTATATGAGGATTATATATTGGTGGAAACATCAAATTGGATAGAAATTGAAACCTTCATTTCCAACTACTGGCAATGGATAGTTGGATTTATCGTATCCACATTGATACCGTTCGGTATATGGTTATTAAAATACTTCAAAAATAAAAAATAAACTTACCAATAAATTTCATAGTCTCAATTTTTATTCGTATATTTGTCTTTAAATATATGATATGAGTATATCAAGAAAATATGGAATAAAGATTTAAACTCAATGAATGATGAGGAAATTAACTAAATCAAAATCAAGGGAATTATCAGAAACAATAGAAAATGATGCATTACTTTTAATGTTGAAACTTGCGAGATTCGGTGTACCTGATTGGAGTGTTCCCAGTAGATGTAATAAAGGAATTAGTAGAGGTAAACTTTGGAATATGTTTTGTTCTGATTTTGATTCCGAATCAGTACACACACCCGTCGTGATATATAGGATACTAGAGGAATTCGGGGAATATTTACCAGAAAATATGAAGCAACCAGTTAAAGTGACTAGAGAATATAGAACATATCACGAAGAACCAAATTTTAATAAGTTTAAATAATACAACTTAAATTTGGTAGTCTCAATTTTTATTCGTATATTAGTATTTAACTAATTTATGATGAAATATATATTATTATCACTACTGATTTTACCCTCAATAATTTATTCACAGAAGATGTTTAAGGTTGATTACGTGAACCAATCGGATGTGAAACTATTTGTTGTGGGATATGAAAATCAGTCGGATTTAAAAGTCTTTAAAGTAGATTATTTAAATCAGTCCGGAGGAAATACGGGTAGATGGTTTTTTGTAGAACACATAAACCAATCCGATAAAAAGATATTCTTCGTTGATTATATGAATCAGTCGGATTTAAAAATATTTTATGTAAAGTATCCAAATCAAGCTGGATGGCGAAATATTTCAAAAAAACATTTACTACATTAAACGATAAAAATAAGTTATGAAAGAAGAATTAGAATACAGTATGTATGGACTCGTGCCATATAATATTTCACCAATACAACAAGGGATACAATTCGGACATGCCGTGCAAGAATATAATAATGACTTCTTTGAAAGAAGTCATGAGTTTGCACAGTGGAGATTTAATGATAAAACCTTTATCATCTTAAACGGTGGAACTACTAATAGAACAGTAAAAACCTTTAATTCAGAAACTGGAATTCCTAACTATAAAGGTACACTAAATAATCATGTTATTAGTTTAGCTAACAATGGTATTGAATGTGCTACATTCTTCGAACCTGATTTAAATGATGCCTTGACTGCCGTAGTATTCTTAGTGGATGAAAGAGTATTTAATAAAGAAAAATACCCTGATTATATAGAATACCCACAATTAGAGAATATGTCATCATTTGATGAATTACCAAAACTCCCTACCTTTATTGATCAGATAAAATATGAAGATTGGGTTGAAAGTGTAGGTGGAGAAAAAAATGTATTTTTAAGAGAATTTTTATCACAATTTAAATTAGCATAATGAAAGAGAACAATTTAGATTCACAGTACATCGAACTACTTCAAGATATATTGGAAAACGGTAATATCAAGGGGGATAGAACTGGAACAGGAACACGTTCTGTATTTGGTAGAACCATACGACATAATATGCGAGAAGGGTTTCCTTTACTTACGACGAAAAAGATTTATACAAAAGTAATGGTTACCGAATTGAAATGGTTTCTCAAAGGAGATACGAACATTCAGTACTTGGTAAAGAACGGATGCAACATTTGGGTCGGAGATTGTTATAAGGTATACAAATCCAAGCGAGTACATCCCAAGATTGGGGATTATGAAAACTACAATGATTGTTATTGTGGTCATACGGATACGTGTGATTGTGGGTATATGTCAATCGATCAGTTCACGGAAATGATTAAAATCGATGATGCATTTGCTAAAAAATGGGGGGAACTCGGTCCGGTTTATGGTGCACAATGGCGAAAATGGGAAGGAAAAGTTACAAGTGATTATGATGATAGGGACAAGTGCTCATATGATACAACTCAATATTTCGACCAGATTAAAAATCTCCTTGGAACTTTAAAAACTAATCCCGATTCCCGTAGGATGATGGTAAGTGCATGGAATGTTGCCGAAGTTGATAACGTAGTACTGCCACCGTGTCATTACGGATTTCAAGTTTATACACGTGAACTAACGTATAAGGAACGATATGATTATTGGTTTTCTGCTAACTATGAAACTGGAATGGAATACTTTTTGGGTATCGAACCAAATTTTGATGATGATTATTATGAACCGACTCCCAAACGAGCAATATCATTATCATGGAATCAAAGATCAGTAGATACTCCATTGGGACTCCCATTTAACATTGCATCCTATGGGTTACTTTTAACTTTAATTGCACACGAGGTCAATATGATTCCAGAAGAACTAATCGGTAATCTAGGTGATACACATATATACCTGAACCAAATCGATGGAGTTAATAAACAGTTAAAACGAAATTCATTTGCACTTCCAAAAATAAAAGTTTCAAATGTTGATATATTAAACGGGGAATTCGATTATGAAATTTCCAACTACAGACACGAACCCCACATCAAATTTCCATTATCGAATTGATATGAATAAATACATAATATCGCTGATATTCATCTGTTGTAATTTCATGATGGGTCAATATTGGGATACATCGAACCACCCCGGAAGATTTAGGTTAATGGAATTCGAGACATATGAGTATTACGATAACACATTCTACTATATAGAAAACTCTTCGGGTTCGGTAAACCTCGACGATGGACAGAATTGGAGTGGTTACCACTATCCATATAGACGGAAATCTTTATATTGGGGATCAAAGGTTACCGTTATGGATAAACTCATACAAGTGGGAGAACCGAAACTTGCTAATTACCTTACAGTGTTGGTGGATAGTCTTATAATAAAGAACGATGGATTGGATTGGGGGGGGAATTGTCATGGATACACGGCAAGTAGTATGAACTACACCGAACCCCAAGAACGAATAATAGATGGTGTATTATTTACCCAACCGGAAATAAAATCATTGATGAATTATTATTATGATGATATAATGGGAGGATTGATTACAGATATAATTGGATCAAGATGTAAATCCGTTTCTCAACTTAGTTATACCGAGTCAATATTGAATCAAATATACAATGTAGAACTATGTAGGGGAATGAATCCCGCATCATTACACATTTCATTAAAACGATTAGTGGGAAACCACCGAGAACCGTTCGGTATGGATATGGATAATTCCGACCACGTGTGGAACGTCCCGGTAGTTGGATACACAAGTAGGACATTGGATTACCACAATGACAATATATACCACATAAAAACCGAAATAATTTATTTGGATTATCAGACACCGGACGAGGACACCGACACCATGGGCCGATCGGGCCAGAAATTCGGTAAAATGATTATAGAATATACATTACACATTGATGACAACGGTAAAATTATAGGAGGGGATTGGATAAGTAATAAGTATCCTGATTTCATTTGGAGACATCCGAAAAAATTTCCAATTCCATCTGGAAAATGGGAATTCTTAAATCGTCTTATAGATTAATTTTACAATTATCAAATTAATAATATGAATCAATTGACACAAATAGAAAAAATATATGAGGGATGGGATGGGACACCGAACCACGCTCAAGTATGTATGCGATATATTAATTCTATACTACATAGCACGGATCCAACAATTTTTGAAGATTTTACCAAAACAATCGAACCGTTCAACGAATAAATGAAAATAAGTTTTGTACAATCAAATATATTTCGTATATTTGATACTTAATAATTAATCCCGAATTCAACACGGGCAATAAATGTTGGAATTATATAACAAATAACAAATAGTGTTTAATTAAAATTAGTAAAATGAAACAAAAGTTAATTTATGTGTTTATCAGTTTATTCTTCATTACATCGTGTAGTGTGGACAGATTACAAAATCCGATTATCATAGAGGGAATCGATGGATCATCAACGTTGGTAACCGTTACCAATTTACCAATTGGAAGTCAATCGTGTCCATCGGGTGGAACTCAACTATCATTTGGTACTGACATCGATAACGATGGTGTAATAGATGAGGTTCAATCTTCTGCAACGGTATGTAATGGGATCGATGGAAAAGATGGAAAAGATGGAACTTCGGTATTAGTGGAAGTGAACGCCATTCAACCAAGTAATGAATATCCAAATGGAGCTGTATCAGTTGCCACTGGTTATGATATCAACGGGGATGGAGTTTTAGACGAAATTGAAATTTCTGATATCGAAATTGTAGTAAACGGAACAAACGGAAATACCGCTCTTATTAAAACTACGATAATCGATGAAAACGAAGAAATAAATGGGGTCGTATATAAAGAAGGCGGGTTTATTTTTGAATCAGGAATCGATACAGATGGGAATGGTGTATTAGAACCCACTGAAATCACAAGTACCAACTATATCCGCAACGGAGAAAATGGATTTTCAATCGCGTATAGAGTAGAACAACTAGGACCATCTGATGAATATCCTAATGGTGGAATCGAAGTGTTCTATGGATTGGATGTAGATGGAGATAAAGATTTGGGTATCGATGAACAAATTGATTCCTATATAGTACAGAATGGTACTAATGGGTTAACTACATTATCAGATACAAATCCATATTTTGTAGATAATGAATTAGCAGGTGAAATGTTATTCTTTGGGGTAGACACTAATAGTAATGGTGTATTAGATGAATCGGAAAGAACAAGTGAGACCATAATTTTAAATGGATTACCGGGAAATCCAGGTCCCGCGGGGGAAAACGGATTGAACTCATTGATTTCTAGTATAGAAACGGAAAATGGTTTCGAGGTAAGTTCCGGATTGGATGATAATAGAAATGGTGTATTGGAAATCACTGAAATAGATGATGTGTATATCGTTACTAATGGTACTAATGGTACTGATGGTACATCACCAACGGTGGAGTTAGAACAAGTACAAGGTGGTGTAAACATATCTACATATACTATTATAAATGGTGAAACTATAAAGTTTGGGGATACCGTATTTGTATCAAACGGACGAGACGGAGACGATGGAACTAATGGAACTAATGGTGTAGATGGAAATGATTGTGTTGATTGTTGTACGTTTACAACCATAACACCTGTTCCGCCTGGAAATGATTGTGTTGCTGGTGGTAAGAAGATTTCCATATACAAGGATACCAACGGCGATAAAGTTTTAGATGGCAATGATGAACTAATTTCATTCGCATTTATTTGTAACCCACCTGAATGTTATGAGGTAGTTGCTGTTCCGAATAATATTACATTCGATAATAACGGACTGGAACGTGGTGATATAGTATCATCTATATTCACGATAGGAAATACCGGAGGTGAGGTATTAATTAACGGATCTCGCGTCAACTTTACCGGAAACCAAGCAATGATATACGATGCAGATAACCCAAGTGGAAATGATGTAAATGATTTGGGTACAGTGGATTCCGGTAATCTATTGATTATATCGGGAGATAACGATTCCAGTGATCCGGATGATAACCATCATGGTGGGATATTAACATTCGATTTTACTAGAATAAATAGTATTGTGAAATTGGAATCAATCGACTTGATAGATATTGAATATGAATCTGATTCAGTTGGTAGAAATAGAATTATAATTACCGAAAAGGGCAGTAATGTCGTTACTGAAATAGATATTGCATTTAACGGTACAGGTTTGGTTACAACATATCCCCTATCACAGTTTACGGATGTTGCCACAATGACTATAACTTTAGTTGAAAGTGGTGCGGTGGATAATTTGAAATTCAATTATAGTACTGTAAGAGATGTATGTAATCCATTTGGTAACGTACCCCAATAAATAATAAACAAATAAACTTAAAAATAAAACAAATGAAAAAAGTATTGATTTTAGTCATTTTAATGGTAATGCCCTTTGTAACTTTTGCACAGGGGGATTTTAATAAGTTCTCGATTGGGATTGAGACTGGGATGCACTCCGTGAGTGATCAATCCGCAATCGTAACGGATAACTACAACCACTTTGGTGCAGATGTTCGTTATAATATAAACGAATTGTTCGGTGTGGGAATACGTGGTGGGTACGATAATATCAACGTAAATACCATTCAGGGTAATCCAGTAAATTTAGACTATGGTAGAATTAATTTAGAAGCTACTATTAGTGTATTCGAATTACTTAGATTACGCCATAAGTACATCAACCTACTTGTACACGGTGGCCCTGGTGTCGCATTCATCCGTACCGATAATGGGTACAGTGAAAACCCTATGAACGTTGCTGGTGGGATAACTGCTTTAGTTAAGTTATCACGTTCACTTGCGTTTAAAGTTGATTACACCTCATCTATACACCTATCACAAGATAGAACATTGGATGGTTTCACGGATATCACAAACGCAGGGATTAATTCCGTGGTGGATAATCTTTCCGCTGGTTTAGTTTTCTACATCGGTAAGAAGGATAAAAACGGAAACAAACGACAACACGCTGATTGGTATGTGACTCCTACAGTAGAACCCGTTGTTCCGGTAATAAACAACATCACACAAGTTACAGAAGTTCGTGAGATAATCAAGACGGAAGTTGCTAAGAAAGAGTTTAGGGAGTTCGTATTTTTCAATCACGATGAATATGATATAACTAATGAGAGTGATTACGTGAAACCATCACAGAACGCAATCTATAAAGCAAAATCATTCTTGATCGAAAACCCGGAAAGTAAATTGGTAATAACATCCTATGCATCCGCGACCAAAAGTACTAGTGAGTATAATCAAACCTTATCACAAAAAAGAGGTGATGATGTTAAAAACAAATTAGTATCAATGGGAATTTCTTCCGACCGAATTAGAGTTGTTGCAAACGGTAAGGATTTAAACTACTCAAATGAATTGGTACATGATATGGCCAGACGAGTTGAATTGACTATCGAATAACCAAATCACATTCAATGATATTAAAACCCGTACTATGTATGGGTTTTTTTATTTTAATAACTTTAACATATTAAATTTTGATATACTGAATCAATTCACTATATTTGTATATAATGATTAAAGAGATAGAAATTATGGAAACCTTACAAGACGTTTATTTATCACAAGAAGCATTTGACAAAGACCTTGATGAATATCTAACTATAATTACTTACCCGAGTAAAATAAATCCTTTCTATGTTTGTGAACATATATCAGCTGCACTTTACAGAAGGAAAGTAAATATTTACGTAAATAAATAAGAAATGAAAGATTTATACAAGTTAATACAAGATTCAGTACCACATAGAATAGTTAAACTATTATATTATTGTGAATCTGTTAATGACTATTCAGACGAGAATATGACTAAATGGTTAACAAATAATGAAAATTTAAATATTTAACATTTTATATTAGGAATTGATAAATTCATTTCGTACATTAGTAAGGTAATAAGAAAAGAGGTAGAAATTATGAAAAATGTTGATTTTAAAAACACAAATCCCACTGATGTAAATAGTGTTTTAGTTTCCGGTAATGTCATGGTTCTAAAATCACCGGTTTCAGAAAGATATTGCAAGGTAGGTGATACTGCCACATTAGATTTAAAAAATAAACAAATTAGATGTAGTGGTGCTTGGTTCGGATTTGATAAACGTTGGGCAGTCCAGAATTGTCAATAACAATTACAGACACACATAGTTCTAATACAAAACATTATATTTATATCGGTTTTAGGAATAATAATAGGGATACTAGCAGCGTATGGTTTTATGTGTAGTTGTGGAATAACAGATAAAAATAATATATAATGATAGAAGATAGACAATCCTTAATAAATAAGTTTCAAAAAATAATGGATACGAATATGAGTCCACAAATAATCGCAGCAGAATGTGCTAACATTACAGAAAAGTACGCCGATCGATTACGTGTGAACGATGTTAGTGATTCTACACGCACGTTGTCGATTAAATTTGCACAAGCTTTGCTTATGGATTTTGAAATGAGTACAAAGGGGGACGGTCAAACACTATGTTGGAAATTGTGCGGTACATCAAATTGTCTTACCACAGAAGAAACTTTTGATAGATTCATTGAAGAAATTACATCTAATGATTCCTAACACATTGTATTATATGGTAGTAAAATGTAGTATCACCCACATCATCTAGGATAATGTTAGTATCCGTTAATTACTAACTATCAAATTATAACAAGACCTATTTAGGCACTTTTAAAATCATGGAAGGATTACAAACAATACATAAAAATGGACAACCTTACGGAATAAGAGATAAAGGTGGATATTTATTATTTTTCCCTAAAGTATTTAAATACGATGGACAGGAAGATCGGTATGTGACAGAAATAAAAGGGGTATTTGATTTATCCGAAAAAATAATAATGGCACTAAAGTAATAATTTTATCACGCACAAATCTTGGGTTATGAATTGAAGCCTTAACATAAAGTTAAATTCACACAATAACCTTAATGAGGGCTCCAATTTATAGCCTTTGTTGTATAATTAAAAAATTATGGAATTTGAAAGAACAATAGATTCATTAGACGCCGAAATTGATAGTTTAAAGGATGCATATCACCAAGAAACAATCTCGGATAGAAAAACAGTTTACAGTTCGATGATATTAGAGACACTACACGCGAAAAGGAAATTAAAACAATAATTTTTATTACTTAGAACATTTAGTATATGAACGGGGTGGAATGTAAAAACGTAACTTTGGGTTTGGAAATTACCAGAGTCTAATGTCGAAGACAAAAGTACAGCGACATAACTCGCCCTGTTTTATATACTTTTAAATTTAAAAACGATGAACTTATACAAAATTACATTTTCACACACAGCACCAAAGAGCAGCAAAGAAGGAATAGAGTGTTATTTACTTGCCGAGAATGACGAACAAGTTTACAACTATGTAGATAAATCTTTTAATTATGAATGTTGGAAGGATGATGATGAAGATAAAGATAGAGAGCCTATTGAATTATATGATGATGACTATAATGTGATAGGTACTGAAACATTTAAGGAGAAAATGTTAAGAATTAAAGGTGAACAGAATGATGAAGATTATGATTACAGTGATGCTTATTATGGAATAACCCTTTATGGTTGGGAATTAGTTAAAGAAAATGTAGACGGTAATTATACTGAAATGGTTGAATTGGGTATCATCTCTAATTACACACAATGAAAATCATAACAATAGTATATCATGAAGATAAAGGATAGATTAAAAGAACTGGACTTTGAACCAAAAAGTAAACAATTGAATACACAAGATCTTAAAGCATTATTATACACCGTTAGACGTAGTGTTTTGTTTTGTTGGCACGATTGGATCTATTGGAAATTCGGTGTTGCTACAAAACTACATAGAGTATGTAAAAAGTGCCTAAAAAAACAACAAGATATTCAGGTAGTCCCAAAACATAAAAGTAAGTGGACCAAGGAACGACATTACGAATAACAATCGAACATCATTAAACTTTAACATATTAAATTAGGATTTGTAAATTATTATTCGTATATTAGACTTTATTTAATAAACAGATACAGATGTATAGAATATTAGAAACTAATACAACGGATAATTTAGAACAAATCATTTGTCCGAACGGAACTAGGGAACAAGTTGAAATCCGCATCAATACAATGAACAAATTCAACAAAGCTTTCGGTATCAAAAATAGAAAATACAAACCAATTAAAGTATCCCAATGAAAGTAATCGAAAACAAGTTTAGAGGTATTAAAATTATCCAAGATGAAACGGAAACCATTGTAGAAATAAAAACACCGTATTCAGAATCTTCGGTTTTCTATAATCCATTATCAAAATAAGTATGAGTGATTCGGTAAAAAAATACGAAGAAATGTTAGAAGATGGACATATCACTGTAAAGAAAGGTTTTTTCATTCCCAAATCTTTGGAACAAAGATTAGTGGAGCTTGAAAGTAGTGAATCAAATAACAACAAATAAATATGAAAGGAATAAAGGTAATTATAATATCAATACTTATACTCATATTATTCTCATCATGTGCAGACACTGTACCGTATGAGGTATTAATAGATGATTCCCCCTATGGGTTCTTCGGTGGATTGTGGCATGGGATATGTGTCCCTATATCTTTCTTTGGTAGTATATTTTTTGATGATATCGCAATGTATGTAATCAACAACAACGGAGGTTGGTATGACTTCGGTTTCTTTTTAGGCATAGGTGGGTTATCAAGTATAATCAGAACATCAATTAATCTATCAAACTCATAATTAAAATTATAAATAATTTATAAGTTTATATATATATATATGTTATAGATATAAACGTATGAGTATGAAAAAATTATTGAAAATTGTTAGCATCATTTTAACAATAATTGTTGTTATTATTGCTTGTTATCCGGAAGATGGATTGGATGGATTGGATGGGTCAGATGGATTAAGTTGTTGGGATTTAAACAGCAATGGTATTGCTGATGTGTCGGAGGATACGAACGGTGATGGTCGTTTTGATGCATTGGATTGTAAGGGTAAAGATGGGGAAGATGGTTTTTCTATTGTTACAAAGATAACATCAGGAGATTGTGGATTAAATGGCGGTTATACAATATCATTTGCATTGGACACCAATAGGGATGGAATTTTAAATGAAAATGAATCTATATTAAACACTATAGTAGTTTGTAACAATGTAGATGGAATTAATACAATATTTGAAACAATACCAATACTATCAGATGATTTGGGCCAATGTACCAGTGGTAACGGGGGTTGGTTTATTTGGAGTGGATTGGATGTAAATCGGGATAACGTATTACAAGAAAACGAGCGAACTAATGCATTTACCGTATGTAATGGAACAGATGGAACAGATGGAACAGATGGAACAGATGGAACAGATGGAACAGATGGTGTAGATGGAACAGATGGTGTAGATGGTGTAGATGGAACAGATGGTGTAAATAACACTCCACCGAACTATTTCGTCTATCGAAAATTAACAAATGGCAACGCTTGTGGTGGAACAGGTCCCACGGGGCCAAGAGGTGTAACTGTGGAGGTATATGATGATGTCGATGGAAATGGATTACTGGATCAAGATATCGATTTTTTCTTGGAAGAATTTGCTATTTGTATGGGAATGACCGTACAACAGGCAGTTGATGTTGGAAACGAATTGGATAATTATTTTGATATTGATGTAAATATTACAGAGGGAAATGAGGTGTGTCCAGAGGCACCAAATGCATCAAGTGTGGTTGTCATGATGGAGGGAATTGAATTGATTAGTTTTAATATCTGTCCTGCACCATAAATAAAATAAAGTAAAATTATGAATATCATATCAACGAACACAAATTCAATGTATCATGAAATCACCCATTATAGAAATTATAGAGATGGAAGAACAGTTAACATCCATGTTCGACAGTGATCAGAGAATCGGGTTAGCAATAGTAGATTTTATCAGAGAAAACAAATCATACTGGAAGAAACTAGAAAAATAAATTTAATTATAATATGTATTCAGGTATATTTTTAGATAATAAATCAAAATCAATTTTATCTACCAAGATAGATGTTCCGAATGGTTGGAAGCAGTTCGGTGATCACATGACAATTAAAATGGGTGGACTACCAGTCGATCTACAACCACTAAAGGGTAAGGAATTTACATTGACAATAGTTGGTATAGGTGTATCCGAAACTAATATAGCATTTCGTGTAAAGAGTAAGCTATCAACTAATAAGATTCCCCACATTACATGGGCGGTTGATATGAATAACGCCAAACCGTTTGATTCAAATAAAATTACGAAGTGGAATACGATATCACCATTTGAAGTTAAGGGAATATTATCAGAAAAATGAATAGATTACATTCATACTAATTTTAATATTTGGAATTTGATTATATTTATATTAGTGGGGTAAATTACCCTATTTATATTAAAGATATAATACTATGTTAGATGATTTAAAGTTTTGTTATGAAAGAAAATATCCAACTGCACCAAAACCAAAACATTGGACAGTAACTCGTGCAGTAGCTATTCGTGGTAAATATTGGGATAGGGGTTACACATTAAAGATTAAGTTTTTAAATGGGGATAGTAATCAAATTAATTTGATGAAATCGGTGATAGAAGAAATGACATCCCCTATATCATTGAAAGTGGAGTATGTGGAAGAAGGTAGTGATATTAGAATATCTTTCAATTATGGATATGGTTCATATTCATATCTTGGTACTGATGCCAGATTCATATCCGATGATGAAGAAACATTAAATATAGGTTGGTCGGGTGCATCCGTAATGAGGCATGAGTTCGGCCATGCTCTCAATCTATCACACGAACACCAGAATCCTAACGGTGGTATCAAGTGGAACGAAGAAAAGGTAATACAAGATCTTTCAGGACCACCGAACAATTGGGATGAACGAACAATACGACATAATGTATTAAATCAATATGATTTATCACAAGTTGATGCAACGAAGTTCGATAAGGATTCGGTAATGTTATATTACTTTCCGAACGATTGGACAATTGGAGATTTTCAGACTAACGATAATGATTTCCTTAGTTCTACCGATAAACAATTTTTATTGGATGTGTACGGTGAATCAGTTGATACAATCGCTCCTGTAATCACATTGAACGGTAATGATCAAATGGTATTGGAATATGGAGGATCTTATATTGAGCTTGGAGCAACCGCACTTGATAATAAGGATGGTGATATATCAGATCGTATAATTGAAATAGGTAGTGTGGATACATTGGAATCGGGTATTCATCCGATACTATACTCGGTACACGATAGTGCTGGCAACCACACGGAGAAAGTTAGAAACGTCCTAGTACTAGAAGCTGAAATAGTTGAACCAGTAGAACCAGAAGTAGTCGAACCACCGTATGTGGATCCCACTGATAAAGAAGTGAACTCCAACAAAGGATTGATTATCATATGTGCCGCAATTGTATTGATTTTAATAATGGGATATATTTTATTTAAATAAATTTTAACATTTAAAGTTTGGTATAACAAAACATTCTTTGTATATTTACTATGTAATAAATACTCATTCAACAGGTTGAAAAATGGGTGTAGTTTTTTATTAATTTAAATTAAAATTTCCATGGAAAATGTCGATACATTAAAACGAAAATTATCGGAAGAGTTAAAATTAAAATCACAGCAAGAAGATAATGATATTGTTTCTTTCGGTCTATTATGTAAAGCTTTAAGGGAATCAAGAAGTGAAAAATTTGTTGAAGGATGGTTACAACCTCTATCTTTAAGATATGAAGTAAAAAAAGACAATCATAAATATACTGTAGAAACAGAAAGTTATGGTACATTGGATTATTTTCCTAAAGCTAATAAACTACTCTTTAGAAAAAGTAACAGATGGATAAAACCAGGACTTAAATGGATTATCAACAATCTTATGAATTAACACAAAAAGAGAACTGAAACCGACCAGCTCAAATATTAGAAGATAGAATATAAATTGTGATGTGTAAACAAAAGAAAACATTTTTTAATGTAGTATAATGAATACGAAACATATTATATCTATCACACTACATTCAACAGGTTGAAAAATGGATGTAGTTTTATTAAAAATAAAATTATGCAAGAATGGAAAAAGATTAAAAATTATCCTAATTACAACAGCTAATATAGATGGTGTGTAATTTATGAACAACATTCAATATTCAGTGAAACAAACACATACGGAACTTGTCAATGTTCATAATATAAATTAAGAATAGGAGAGAGGTACACTCCCTACCCCAAGTGTGTAGAGAAAGTATGGGTTCGAATCCCATCGACTGAATGGTTCGGTTAGTTCGTTGGTTCGAATCCAACATTCTTAACAAAACTTTAACATATTAAATTAGTAATTGTAAGATAGAAATCGTATATTTACAATGTTGGTTTTAAGGGGGGTATCTATGTGAAAGTGGTGCTACCATAAAGATGTGGTTTAATACCGTGAGGGTTATTATCTTCTTAAATTCATTAATAAGTTTTAGTTCATTGAAATTACATAATAGTTGAGAGGTGAGAACTGGTGGAATACCAATCGTTCCGAGCCAAGGAGAATCGTAAAATTCGAAAAAACTAATCAATTAAATAATATATCCAAAAATGGTGGAATACCAATTACTCCTAGCCTATGGAGGTTGTAAAATTCAATAAAGATATATTTAGTGTAATTTCTTTGACAAAACTTTAACATATTAAATTAGGATTTAATAAATAGAAATCGTATATTTACAATGTTGTTTTAGGAAAGAGTAATAACTAAAGATTTGAACGCGGGGTTTAAACGGCCGGCTGATATGGTTTGGATTATTCGGAAAAGAGATAACTTTTCAATCCTAAAATAAAAAATATTATTATTTTTTTACGTTTTTATAAAAATCGTATATATATATAAGAACAACGGAAGAAGTTCCAACAAAATTAAAAATGAAAACACAAGTACAACATATAACGAATCATCAACCAAACGGAAAGGGTAACCTTCAACCGATGGGCCGCGATTTCTTATCCAATGGTGTAATTGTATGGAATATTAAAAATTCGGCCGGAACACGTTTTGAGGATTATAGTAATAAAATAACTGGGAAGTATATGTGTTGAAAAACAACGTATCGAAAATAAAACTAAACCCAGTTTCCCAAAAAGAAATTGGGTTTTTTGTTTTTAGTGATTTGCGAGTAAAGCATAAAAGGTGATGTACCAGACTTCCAATCTGGATAAGAGGGTTCGACTCCCTCTACTCGCTCTAAATATAATTAACAAAATTTTAACAAATTAAATTTTGATATTAAAAAAAGTTATTGTATTTTTGTTGTATATTAAACATGGTGTTTATAGTGTTAGTGGTTAGCACGACAGAATGTGAATCTGTAAGGTTGAGTTCGAATCTCAATAATCACCCAAGAATTATTTTAGTTCATTGACATTTTGGATAAGTAAAAATTAAAAACAAAAATCCTACTTTGGTAATATACCAAACACTAAAGTAGGTACATGGAGAAGTAAGCCAAGTCGGTCTACGGGTCGCTGTCTTGAAAACAGTTGGTGTGAAAGCACGTGAGGGTTCGAGTCCCTCCTTCTCCGCTTTACTTAAAATATAATCCTCCGTAGCTCAGAGGTCAGAGCAAAATCCTGTTAAGATTGAGGTCGGGATATCGTAATTCCCCGGAGGAGCTACATTAATTTAAACCTTTTTATTTTTAGCTTATATTTATACATAAGGTTAATAAAGAGGTTCAAATTATGTTGATGATAACGGAGATTATCATTATCAATTAGAATTAGAAAACGGTAACCTTCACACGGTTAAAAAAGAATTAGGAGATTATCTATACAAGTTGGAAAGACAACTAATAGAAAAATAATATTTTACCTCATGGTGTAATTGGTAACACATTTGGTTTTGGTCCAAACGTTGTAGGTTCGAATCCTACCGTATCAGTAATTTGAAAACAAATGTTTAATCGGTTATTCACTATATTTTGTGTTAACATTAGTTAATTAATTATGAAACTAGCAATAGAAATTTGGGACAAACACATTGATGTATTTATGCACTTTGATTTGGTTTGTCATAACGGAAGTTCATTAGAAGATGAAACAAGAAGTAACGCACTATTTAACGCCCTTGTTACTTTAGATACTATGTATAAATGGAATGAATTTCAATTAGAAAAAATACAAGATGCAATTGAGTACTTAAAGGGTAGTAAGTATTATTCTGATGCAAATAAAAGTAGCACTTACTAATTAATTAACAATGATTCGAAAACTTAAATAGTATATAGATGTGGTTTGTTTAGCGAAAGATTCCGTGGGTTCGACCCCACCTTTCCCTCAATTAAGATGTTAACTATGAACGTCCATTATATGTAACCAGCTGATAAACATATAGTGGTGAGTTAAAATAAACGTTCTGTAACTCGGTGTACAGATAATGCCTGAATGACGTATATAGGTGGATATATGTTCTTTACCGTGGCGTATACCACGTTGTAAAATTGAACATACGTTTGACATTGGGAAAGACTAAAATGGACTAGAGGTGTTGATGGTAACATACCGCACTGTCACTGCGAAGATTGAGGGTTCGACTCCCTTGTGGTCCGCGTTTAAACTTATTCTTGACCTACCAGCGTGTAATAGAGATAGGGGGAATCCGATAGTTTAATATCCATCCCTGAAATAGAACACCTCACGGGGACACGGGAGGAGATGTTAATGATTGTGGTAAATTAACGAGGATTCTAAGTTATATTAATGGTCGGTAACAAAAGATGTTACCGTAATAGTGGCAGACACTCCATATCCATTAATCATTTTGTCTGTTAGTGTAGTGGTTAACACACAAGGTTTTGATCCTTGTATCGGGAGTTCGAATCTCTCACAGATAACTAAATTAGTCTTTAAAACTAGATGCTTGGGCAGATGGCTGAACCCGCCTCACTTGGAATGAGGAGTATTTCGTGAGTTCGAATCTCACCATCTAGACTTTTGGTTGTTAAACAACCCAAATTATTAGTTCATATGTAATTTTAACACTTTTTATTTGGTAGTATGGAATATTTTTTGTATATTGGTAGTTATGGACGTAGTATGTAAAACGTGTAAAATAAAACACAATGGTAAATATGGATCTGGTATATATTGTTCAAAGGGATGTGCTAACACCAGATCACATTCAACCAAAACTAGAGAAAAAATATCAAAAGCTGTTAAATATCATATAAATAGTGGAGGTAATACCGGTGGGGACATGTAAAGGAAAAATTAACGATTGAAGAATATGAAGATTGGTTAGAATCAAAACGTATTAAATCCGAAAGTATATTATTAAACACTCCATTTGATCAAATTAGTATATATTCTATGAAGAGAAGAATATTATTAGAGCAAAAAAATAAATGTAATAAATGTGGTGTAATTAAATGGAATGGCGTTGATTTGTCGTTAGAATTAGATCATAAAAATTGAATAAATACTGATAATAATCGTGATAATTTAGAATGTCTTTGTCCCAATTGCCATTCACTAACACCAACTTGGAGGGGACGAAATAAAAAGAACACAAGTATTAGGAACACGATTACAGATGAAACTATATGTAGGACATTTCTACAAAGTGATAATATCAGACAAACTTTATTAAAACATAATATGTCCGCTAAAGGTAATAATTACAACAGGGTAAAAAGAGCTCTATCGGTAAATAATATAGAATATAAATAATATACCTTCGTAGCTCAGAGGCAGAGCACTCCGCTTTTAACGGAGGAGTCGAGATTTCAAAATTCTCCGGGGGTACAAAGTTTGTGGTTGCAGACTCGGGTTCTTAATTACCCTTTGATATTTCGTCTAATTGGATAGGACATTGGCTGTCGGCCGAAGCAATAAGTTCGAATCTTATAATATTAAAAAAAATTAAATGGGTGTATAGTAGAACGGTTAGCACAATTGACTGATACTCAATTAATTCAGGTTCGAATCCTGATACACCCACTATACTAAGTTAATACTATAATCGTTATAGATGTATGAAGTATAAATTGCCGTTATTGGGTAGGTGGTGAACCCCGGAGACTGTAAATCTCTCGCAATATCAATAAGACTTTGTAGGTTCGATTCCTACTGGCGGCACAAAAATAATTAAAACGCCCCTATGATGGAATTGGTAGACGTGACTGGCTTAGACCCAGTATTTTGTAGGTTCGAATCCTACTAGGGGTACAAATATTTGTATTAGAAGTAATATCTTAATTGATATTAAATTTATTTTTTATTATGGGGGTGAAGCTCTAATAGGACGAGCATTTCCTTTTTACTAATTGGCCTGATAGTTTAGCTGACTAAAATACTTGTCTTGCACACAAGAGACCCGGGTTTGAGGCCCGGTCGGACCACTACAATGTTTGAATCCAATTTACATTACTTCCATTTTTTTAATTAATTTATTGAAGATTTAGCTGTTAAGAATATGATATATAACATATAAAATATAGTCACTTCCACTATTATACCCTAAAGGGTATATGTTTTCATCTAGGATTTTATTTCATCAAAGTAATTACCTAAAGATGATACTCCGATATACAGAATCGGATTTTTATACCTACGTGGCGAAACTGGTAAACGCATCATCCTTAAACGGTGACACTTCGGTTTGTGGGTTCGACTCCCATCGTGGGTACAAATATTCTCCTTACGCATAAGAGGTGGTGCACCAGATTTGTAACCTGGAACAGAGTCGGTTCGATCCCGACAAGGAGATCAAATTTCAATTATCAATTGCTCTTTGTAGTTCAGTGGGTGGAACATTTCATTGGTAGTGAAAAGGTCGTGGGTTCGAATCCCACCAAGAGCTCTAAAATATTATTAACAAATATTTAACACTTTATTATTTGTATTATAAAAATAAATTACTATATTTGTATGTAATAATTAAAGAGATAGAAATTATGAGAGATAACGTATATTTTAGATGGTTTTTAAAAAGTCTAAGACCAGATCAATTAAAGGATTATAATTCATATTCCATAAACGGTCAACAAACTTGGTATATATCATTCTTAGAATCAAACTTTTCAAAAAATTAAGTTTGTACGTAAAACGATAGTTAAACTTTAACATATTAAATTAGGATATTAGAAATATTATCCGTATATTTACCAAGTACAAATCGTCCTCTAGCTTAATTGGTAGAGCACCATACTCATAATATGGGGGATAAGGGTTCAACTCCCTTGGGGACAACTTTTTTAACATTTATTTAACATATTAAAATTTGATTTGTAAAATTAAAATTGTATATTTACAATGTTATAAAAAAATACAATGTTGCTATAGTGAAGTGGTTATCACGTCTCACTTTCTATGAGGAGTCTGGGGTTCGAATCCCCATAGCAATACAATAATATATAATTTATAATGGTCAATTGTGAAAATTGTAATGAGATAATTGCTATAAATTATGCATCTGGTAGATTTTGCTCTAAGAGGTGTACAAAATCATTTTCTACGAAATCAGGTAGACAGTCAATTAACACTAAGATTAGTGAATCAATTAAATCTAAATTAATGGATGGTGATCAAATTGGATTCTGGAAAGGCGGTTTCGAACTATAGTAAAAGTAAATCTAAAGATTAATTACCTTTAGTATGAGTTGTTCGAACAACTCGATTATATATGGTGTACGGTGCACTCCACAAAGTTAGTATGTTGATGAAATCAACTGAAACCGGCGAGGTAGATTTAGGTTCAATTCCTTTTTATATAACTAAGAATGAGAGTGAACGGTTTAGGATGGACGGCAATCCATTGGAACTTGAAACTAATTCCTTTATCAATTTAGTTTTTGCCGAAATTAATTATTGATATTGCTCTTGTGGACAAACTGGAAAGTCGCTGGTTGCTGAGACCGGAGATATGGGTTCGACTCCCACCAAGGGGACTAAATAATAAATCGCGAGTTGGAGAAGTTTGGTATCTCACCTGTCTCATAAGCACGGAGTCCGCTAATTACGGTATAACGGGGGTTCGAATCCCTCACTCGCTACAATAGTTTTTAAAATATATCGCGGGGTAGTTCAGTTGGTAGAACGTCGGGATTATAACCCGAAGGTCGCTGGTTCGATTCCAGTCCCCGATACAAGTTCCATTACGAATAATGGAAATTAATTTTAAAAAACGCGGGAGTAGCTCAGTTGGTAGAGCGCTAGATTGAAGCTCTAGAGGTCGAGGGTTCGAACCCCTCCTGCCGCACAAAAATTTATAAAAATGGGAAGAACATTAGTGATTGGTGATGTACATGGGTCCGCAAAAGCATTAGAGCAAGTATTGGATAGATGTAACTTCGATCCATTACGTGATAAATTAATTTCTATTGGAGATATTGCGGATGGATGGAGTGAAGTATCCGAGTGTGTTGATATACTTTTGGATATCAAATCTAAATCAGGTGAAGAAAATGAACCAGTATTCATTCGAGGCAATCATGATGTTTGGATGTATGATTGGATGAAGTTCGGAACAACCCCATCTTTGTGGACTACCCAAGGTGGGCAAGCTACTTTGGATTCCTATATAAGAACCGATAAGGTGGGAGATAGTGATCACAAATCTTTTTGGTCCGAACAGGAAGATTGGTATATAGATGAAAAAAATAATCTGTTTATACACGGGGGATGGGATTATTCTTTAATGAAACTTGGTTGGGAAGATTTATCACCAAGAGAGTTATTTGAAAAGCAAGCAAATGATTGGTACGGTTCAACTGTCGATATTGGAAGTATCGCACGTTCATGTCATTGGGATAGGGATATTTGGCACGGGTCTCAAAGTGGGGCTGTAAAGAATAGGAAAACAGGTGAACCATCTGGGTTTAACCCACTGAAACAATTCAATCAGGTGTATATAGGTCACACCGAAATACGTACTAAAGATGGAAGTTTACCACAACCAATAAATAATATAAATCTATGGAATGTGGATACTGGTGCAGGATGGGGAGGTTGTTTGACTATAATGGATATCGATACTCACGAATTTTGGCAATCGGAACTAAGTAGGAATTTATACCCGAATGAAAAGGGAAGATAAAATAGGAGAGGGTATCGTGATGACTCCTTTAACAATTACCGTGATTTTAATAGTTTTAATGTGTAGTATGATTACACGTGTGGGGTATCTATCAAAAAAACCCCGTTTTACAGGTGTAACTCAATTTGGTAGAGTGTTTCTTTTACATGGAAAAAGTTGGCGGTTCGAGTCCGTCCACCTGTACTAATTTAAAGATGGAGAGTAATCCTAAACGGTGATAGGGTTTACCTGCTAAGTAAAACGTCCGGGAAACTGGATTCGGTTCGATCCCGATGCTCTCTTCAAAATTAAAAGGTGACTATCGCACTACGGTGAGGAAGTTCGGAACATCTTTGCTTAACGTAGGAGATATTACCAAAATGATTAAGTTCAATAAAGGAATCGATTATACTACGGAAGATGAAACTTAAACAGTTCTAGGAGGTGAGCAATTCTATGATGAACGGGTTGGAGGAAAATAGACAAATGATAGTGTAGATACAGAAATCCGGCTATAACTCTTAATTATATTATAATCCCCGTATAAGTGTTCGGGAATGTGTGTACACATAAGTATCAATGCATTGCAATGTGGTGGTACTACGTTATTGTTGGGAATGTAAGTTCGATTCTTACACCATAAACCGAACATGAGGGGATTATTTTCATGAAATAGTAAAAATTAAAAACACGGCGTGGTAGTTCAGTTGGTAGAACGTGAGAATCATAACCTCGAAGTCAGGAGTTCGAATCTCCTCTACGCTACAATATATAATGTAATATCCTTATAAAGTTAATTATAATCAAATAACGTAATAATATCATGTGTGGAAAAAATCTTGATAATAAAATAAACGATTCTGATGAGAATCCCTATGATATGTTTCCTGATAACTTGACTGATAATGAGATTAGATTTATTTCAGAAAGAATTAAGATAGAATATAATAAACAAAGTTGGCGGAGAAAATTAAGAAATATTTATCTTGGATATAAATTTAGATTTGAAGATTGGGTATATGAAATTATTAAAAAAATTGAACGATAAGTTATGATACCAAAAAATGAGATGATCGATGGTAGATGGTACAATGGATTTTGTAGAAATACACGAGTTGCACTATGGGATAAAAAAGAAGATAGATTTATCCATCTTAGATATAAGTTTGGGTATCGAATGGATACGATAGAACATTTTGAAGATGTACAGTCCGATAGGTCTGATGGGTTTGTGCCGTTGACACTAATAGAACAAATCGATCACGAAATAATCTGGAAAGTAAAGGATGAAATTGGATATTAAATTAAATCTAGGCATTCTTTACAATCGCGGTAATGTAGTTAACCACCGTTCTTTACTAAAAGTTTTAAGTAATCCATTATTCAGATATTTCGGATACTGTATCGGAAGTAAGTTCGATGATAATAAATTCGTAAAATATGTTATATTTAAACAAGAACGAGTTAGACCAATACGATATTCGATGAAATGTAACGAGTTTGATGTAATTGAAAAAATAAGAAGAATAATATGAATGATTTAACAAAATAAATTAGTTTTTATGATTTATTATACTTATATTAGTAGAGTAGAAATGTGGTTAAGAAAGGATGCCAACGGTTTCGTTGAAGTACAAATTCGCTAAAACTACTCCTACATAGCCCAATGGTGGAATTGGAAGACACGACAGTTTTAAGCGCTGTTGCCTAGGCGTGTGGGTTCGAGTCCCACTTGGGTTACGAATAAGGTAGAGCTAGAGATTCCTAAATTACGTATAAAATATCCTAGCGGGCGTTGTTTTTTTAGTTTTTCAAACACCATAATGAAATAAAACTAATATACTTCCTTGATGTAACTGGTAACATGATGGTCTCCAAAACCATTTATGAGGGTTCGAATCCCTTGGGGAGTGCAATTTTAATAGTACGGTATCTTATAATGGCAAAACGGTAGGTCACCCATTAAAACGGTCTAGAGTTATAGGTTCGAATCCTATCCGTACTACAAATATTAATTGTTGATGATTATTAACAATTTACTGGACCAGGGTTCGTTACCCTGCAACTCCACATAGACTAAGTAAAACCTCTTATGTGTACACATAACGTAACTTAGTATAGATTTTAAATATGGGGTTGGATTGTTTTGACAGTAGAAGATGTGATAATTGAGATTGATATTACTGTAAAAGGAAACTTTGCAATTGCAGCCTAAAAACTGTTTGATTCCTAATTTCTAGGAATTTTTGAATCACGTACTTACCCAATACGAAAATTGGGTAATTTTTGGCCTCGTAGTTCAACGGATAGAACAGTTGATTACGGCTCAACAGATGGGGGTTCGAATCCCTCCGAGGTCACTTTTTAATACTACGAATCTAAAGAATATTATTACTATATTAGTATCCTAATAATGATTGGAGAATAAAATAAATTATATCATGAAAAACAAAATAAACAATATAATAACAGAGGTTGAAAAATCTACATCATTGGGATATGCTGCAAAAGTATTCAATTTCAGTATTTCGGATGATGAAATAGAATCATTAAAATACAGGGGATATAAATCCACTACAATAGATGATAAAGATTACAAGGAAACCGTTGTATATTCAAGGGAAATGTAAGTAGATAATGGCTATAAAATAGGTGGTAGACTCGATAGCCAAACTGAATAGTAATACATTAAATCGATAAGATATGATGAATACACAAATGGGAACTCGGACAAGATACGCTGAACGTAGGAGAAATAGTTTACATAGAACAACCGCAAGGGTTGTTTGGAAATCACGGAGTAGACATACTGCGTAAATTAAAATAGGAAGAACTGGAGAATCCTTAATTTCCCAGTAGGTGGTTTTCTTAATTTACTATCTTTATAACATTAAAATTATCGCGTTTGGGATGAAACAACGTACCTATTTAGTAGGAGCCGCCATCAGGCTGTCATAAAATAAATCCCACTTTGCCTGTATAGTTTAATTGGAAAAATACCGCTCTTCTAAAGCAGTGTTGGGGGTTCGACTCCCTCTACGGGTACAAAAATTATTAATTATGAAAATCCAATTTGATTTGCATTAGGTTTAATTAAACCAAAATGCAAAATGAGTATAAATTTTAATCGTGGAAGATTTAATAAATCCCACAATAGTAAAGAGTACAAACGATTATTAATGAGTGAATTATATCCAATTTATTGGGATGAAGGAATTTACTATAGAAAAGGTATATTATCATTCAAATATAGAATGTATAGGTCATGGAAACACAACAGAAAAAATCAGTACGGGGAAAACGGGTAATTGTTAATCCAAACGTAGATAATTCACATCTATACAAACGATGCCTTGTTATCGATTCAGCTTGGATACCACGATCAATTATTACAACCGAACGTGCTTTCGTTATTTCTTATAAGGGAAATGCAGAAGTTATAGAAGAACATCCTGAAAGTTTTGGATTGGTTAATCCTGAACTAGAAATTGGTAAACCATCTATTATCCGTGTATTCACTTATGTAAAAAAGAATTTTCAAAAAGTGCCGTTATCAAGGGAGAATGTATTCCGTAGGGATAATTACGAATGTGTGTACTGTCCTCCTGGAGTTGTACATCACAAATCCGATTTGACGTTGGATCACGTACACCCACAATCAAAGGGCGGTAAGAATAGTTGGAACAACTTGGTAACCGCGTGTAAACCGTGTAACCATACAAAGGCAGATTTGTTAATCGAGGAATTGGGATTGGACCATCCAAACCCGAAGCGGCCTCACTTCCTAATGTTACTTAAAACAATTGGACATATTCCATCAGAATGGAAGCCGTATCTTTTCCTGTAATGATACTTATATAAAACGATGTATTATGAAATTAATGAATATGATTAAAGAGATATTAGCCGAACTATCTAGTTCGGCTAAATATTATAGGGATAACCCGGATAAACGTAAGGCAAAACAAAAGTATGATGCTGAATTAAATAAACGACCGGAACAGGTAAAATCTAGGGTTGAAACTAATAAGGCAAGACGGGATGCAAAAAAGGCAGGAAAAGATATAAAAGGAAAGGATGCATCCCATACGAAGAACGGAATACGGTTCAAAGAATCTAGTAAGAATAGAGGAAGTAAATCGGATTCACCTGGAGATAAACGTGCAAGAGGTGGTAAGAAAAAATAATTTAACAAAACTTTAAGATTTGAAGTTAGGAAAAATAAATTAATTATCGTATATTTACTACGTAGTAATTATTAAAGATAAAAATTATGTATGTTGATGTCAAATCCGATTTTGAAAAATTATTCAAAAATTAAATTACAACCTTTAGTTTAAGTTTATTCAAAAGTGAGAAAACACTAGGTAAAAAATCAAGGTTGTATTTTAAACTATTATTATATTTGTTAATCATATAATTTATATACTTATATCTAGGATTTATTAATAATAAATACAAGGTATCAATATCATTAAAATATTCTAAATAATTTATCAAATAATAAAAACAATTCTGTTAGAAAGTATTGAGAAAGGATATTAAGTTTGAATCAACTTACACGGGGTAGTTATCCAACCGATAACCCTTGTATTATCCAATCGTTTTTATTTTATGTTCTAGTGCTAGAGTGGTCGATTAGGATAGTCTGCAAAACTATTGAAGGAAACTTCCCCGTTGGTTCAAATCCAACCTAGAACTCCAAGAGTTTTAACAAAACTTTAACATATTAAATTAGGAAATACGATTTAATTATCGTATCTTTACAGAGTAGAAAAATACTAATAAATAATTTGGTATTTTTTTTAAAAAAATATTACGTTTGGGAAATTTGTATATATATATATACCCAATATAACAAACGACGTTCATTGAAATTACAGATTGAAAAAATAAATTAACAAAATAATTTATATATGTTTTATAGAAACGATTCGAGCTTGGTCTTGGATTAAAGTATATAACTACTAGGTACGGAATTGGAATTCGGATTGAAGTATATAGGTTGTTATCAGAGGATACCAACTGATTAATTTTATAAGGGTGGTTTGACATCCTACTATAGGACTACGGTTTTATAACAAAGATATGGTACTGTAAAGTATCGAAAGGAGGGGTTCACATCCCTCCGCCAAGTTTCATTGGTTTATTTAAACAAGTATCATCTTAGCTGTGCCAAACAGGTTATCACCGTCAACGTGGTAGATATGGAGAAAGTTAGGTAATAACTCCCCGTGGAACGGGATATAGTAAAGACTGGCCAACGGTGGGTTTTTCTAAATAAGGGTAGTTCCTTTTGTTATTACATACTAAACTAACAAAACCAAAAGTAGATAAGATATAGATTATGAGTTCAAGTACCACCAGTATTAGAGCAAGTAATCAATACAAAAGGTAAAAGGAATCATAATGAATCCAAAGTAATCTTGAAGTATCGCACAGTAGGTTTGGTAGACCGAAACGTATTTTTCGTCCCGCATTTTGTACTACAAAATAGTATGAAACGGTGTTAGGGCACGAGGAGGTGAATAAATAACTTAGGAAAGTTAGCTCAGTTGGTAGAGCATTTGTATGTTAAACAAAAAGTCGTAGGTTCAACTCCTGCACATTCCGTCATTAATAATGATAACAGCAAAGACCCTAACAACTTTGGAAAAACAAATCACCTAATCCTACAATCGTTTACGGTAATGTAGGTTCACGGACACTCGCAAGGTAGATGTGAATTGATTGAATTCCACACCTAATTCCTTAGCAGGAATGAATGGTTCGCAAGATCAAGGGTAGGATGAAAGTCGAGTAGTTTCAAAGTGATAAGAGAAAAGCCACTCTTTAAAAAAGGCGGTGTTGTTTTCATACCTCGAAAGATTGAGGTGGATAAGTTTTTAATCGATGGGTTTGCACCCAAAGAGTACGGAAACGAAAGTGGGAACATTAAATGTATAATCTCAGCATTTTATTTTAAATTCAAGAGTAGTACAACGGTAGTACAGCTTGCTAACGAATTAATTTAATTCAAAGTTCGGTAACCAGGTATAAGGTAGGTGATTTATATTAAATAAAAATAGTCCGTAAATTCAACCTTTGTGTGTTGGTTCGAATCTAACCTCTTGATCAGATGTTACTTAACATGGTCAGTTAAGTGAATGATGAATAACAGACCCTTTGATAAAAAATGAAACATCATCTAGTAGGAAAGACGACTAACCAAACCTGCTTACTATCTTTGAAACGTAAAGATAAAAAACGATTAAGTTATAAATCCAAAACCGAGGAAAATCCTTTAAAACAGAATCACAACTGCATAGGTCATTGGGTTGGGTAATCGATAATGTGGGGATTACCTATAATTTAATTTAAAGAATTATTTCCAGAACATGGGTATTCAATATTAGAGTGAATGACATTACGACTTTAATAAAACTGAATATATACACAAGAGTAAGTATGTTTGAGTGTATAAATAATTTTGGTCTTTATGGTTGAACCATATAAATCAACCATAGTACGCGGGAATAGCTTATTGTTAAAGTGTCATACGACCAGTATGAAGAAGTTGGCTCATTTCCAGCTTCCCGCTCTATATTATTACACCATCCAATCCTAGGTGCACAAACTTTTCAATCTACTAGTAGAACGTGGAATTGGGTAGAAAAAACCACATATTCAAGGATGATAACCTTGTGGTGTAATGTATTTAAGTTAATTATAGAGTAATCGATATGTAAAAAATTAAAAATAACTTATGGCTACACAAAATAAAAAATCAAGACAGAGTAGATCTTTATCCACATTAGAATCTCAATTAAAACAAGGTTCAAAAACAGAAAAGAAATCATTTGATAAGAAAGTTCCACTAACAGATACAGATAAAAGGCGTATTGAAAAAGAAATTTCAATATTGAAAACTAAAGTATAAAAATACCTTAATACCGAATCGAGACGGGGAAAGAAGAACTTGCAGTGAGTTGTGAATATCTCACATAAATAAAAACAAATCTCCAGTTTATTTCCGACAAGATGAACAAATCTTCCATGTAAGGGTGGTATCGGTTGACCCTTGCAAATTAATCCAAAAAGGATATTGTTGAAAAACTTTATCCTTTTTTTATTTGGTAATGTAAAATTAATTTCGTATATTAGTGGTCTAATAAATAAACGATATGATACACTTATTCAAAAAACTAGAGTTGGATATCCAAACCGAGAAATTTTCCGATGGACTCATAGTACCACTAATAATTCATTGGGAGGGTAAAAATGTAACCGAACTATTCATCAACACGGATTTGATATTAGAATTAACCGATGAAATAAATCAACCAACAAACAATATTAATTAATACAAAAACTTTAATTATGATGACAACATCAAGAGAATTTTTAGAATCAAGACATATTGAGGGTTCTGAAAATAGATGTAAAGCAATGATTGAATTTGCTAAGCTTCATTGTATGGAACAAGCTAAAGTTATTAGTGAAAATGTTGATTCCGAAAATTGTTTTCTTTATTCATCGGAAAGAAATGTATATGATATCGTAGAAGATTCAATTTTAAACTCTTATGATTTAAACGATATTAAGTAATGAAAAAAAACAAAACACTAAACGACTTGTCTAAAAATGTCCCACTGAATATTAAGATTAAAGTTATGAACCGTATGGCCTTCATAAATCTTCTGTCAAAACTTGGATATAGGGAAAACAAACGTTGGGGGGATGATGAGAGTGAGAGACTGAATATGTTATATAATCTTTCGGATGAATTATCCGAAGATATTTTAAAACTTGTAAAACACGAAAATGGAAAAATATAATAAATTAAAACAAGAACACTTAAATTCCAGAAAATCTAAAAACATTTTAGTTTCAAATCTATTGGGTACGTTAATCGGTGAAATAGATACAAAGCTAAAGGAAAAGGGAAGTCGCACACATGATGAAGTAGTTATTTTTATTACAAAAAAATTCATCAAGAACTTACAATTGATTGATACTGATTCTGCGCGTGGGGAAATTTCAATATTGGAAACGTATGTACCAAGTGAATTATCCGAATCAGAAGTGCTTGAATCATTGAAAGGATTGGAATTGGAAAAATTACCAAACTTTGGTGTAAGAATGGGTAAGGCTATGGGATTCCTAAAAGGAAAGGCGGGCGGTAACCTAGTTACTAAAGTTGTAAAGGAAAATTATAATTAATTATAAAATGAAACGTAGAGCATTTTTAGAAAAAATTGGAGGTGAGTGGTTGGATGATTTTGTCTATATATCAAAACAACCTTTATTAGAACGAGAATTTGAAGTAATAGAATTCGATGGTGATGATATGGAAAATACTTTATTGAACCGATTTCTAAATATTGAAACTGATATTCTCATCGGATCGGTACAAGCTACCGTTGAATTTTTCAAAGGATGTGGTGTCCAAGTGCCCAAATATTTGGGATACCCGGATGAACTTTCCGAATTCTATGGTAGGAAGATTACAGAGAGTCGTGGCAAATATTTGAGGGAAATGGGGAAACCATTTTTCTTGAAACCATCTATGGATGTTAAATTATTTACAGGTGAAGTCATATCTTCAAATTTTCAATTGGATTTTTTAACGGAACATTATGGGTTAAATGATAATACAGAAGTATATATAAGTCCAGTCATACAAATAATTTCAGAGTACCGATGTTTCATCCGCGATGGCATGTCAAGGGGAATTCAATATTACTCGGGTGATTTTACGGAGTTTCCGGATCCAATGAAAATATCAAAGATGATACATGAATATAAAAACTCTCCGTGTGCATATACCTTGGATGTCGGTGTTACCGATGATGGTGATACCATATTGATAGAAGTTAACGATATGTGGGCAATTGGATCATACGGACATAATTCAAGTGAATATGTGTTAGCGTGTATACGTAGAATGATAGAAATCGGAAAAAATTCCAAAATATGAATATAGAAACAGAAAAATCGACAGATGTACTTGATCAAACCAAAAATCAAAATGTGATTGTGGTTCATAATGATGATGTAAATACATTCGATCATGTGATTATTTCTTTAGTCCATGTATGTGGTCATGATAATCTACAGGCCGAGCAATGTGCTAACATTATACATAACAATGGAAAATGTGAAGTCAAGACGGGGGATTATGAAGATTTAGTACCAATGTGTTCTGATTTATTAGAACTTGGATTATCAGCAGAAATACAATAACTTATGAAAACCGGAACAGATTTATTGAAGTATGACCACGATATTATGGTTGAATACTTTACCAACAAACATTATGAAATGTTGGATACTCGTATAAGTGAAATAATCACATCAAATGATTTCAATCGAATGTATGGTGTTCTTATGTTATTTAAGGTACATAAGAACGATAAAATGTTCAAGGGTTGTTTGGAAACAATCGAATGTAAATTAAGACACAATGGATTCAATATTCGATAACGAGAATATGTAGATAAACAAAAGACAAGATGCATGACTGGATATGTTCGAACCGATCAAGTATAAAAATTCTTAAACTTTAACATATTAAATTATGGAACGAAGAAAATTAACAGGTAAATGGTATCTTAAAAAAACTTTTTGGGGTAAAAATAAATTAATGGTAGAAGTTAAAAGTAGTAAATGGAGTGATCCAAGTTATGGAAATGGTGGTGGATCTTATTCTCCAGACCAAATTTTTTATGAGGTGGTAAGAGAAAGCGATTTAATAGAACTTGGATTATCAGCAGAAATACAATAATTTATGAAAGTAAAAGTATATTACGAAGATAAGATATCATCAATGGGTGGATGGGAAATAGTTTCAATTTTTAAATTAATGCAGTGGATATTTTTAGGTAGAATTAACCCAAAAGAAAAATCGGCTATATATTTTATCAGAAGAATTGAAACTATGAGTGGAACTAGAATATAATTAAACTTTAACATATTAAATTATGAACTGTAAAATAAATTTCGTACTTTAGTAGAGTAATAAAGAGATAGAAATTATGGAAACTAAATTAATTGAACAATACATAACAAAACAATTTGAATTAAGACAACTCGAAGAAAAAATAGATAAACATTTTACTAAAATAGTAGGTGATATGTTAAGCACTTCTAAAACAGAACGTGATTTTATTGAAATAAAAGAAAGATTAAGAGTTATGCCTCATTGTGCAAGTAAAGTTTTGTTATTTAGAAAAATAATATTGACCGAAAATGTGTTTAATTTACATTAACGTTAAGTTCTTGGTGAGTTAAAAAATAATAACAAAATGAAATAGATAGAAATTATGGATATTGAAAAGCAAATAATCAAAAAAATGGAAGTTACTGGATATACAAGATTAAATACCATTGCTTCTATGAATTTAGGTAAAAGAAGTGAATCAGCCGAAAGAGCATCACAAAACAGAGCAAGAAGAAAAGAGTTAATGGATTATGATATGGAGTTTGAAACAGCTTGTTTAGTTGTAAATAAAGAGAATGAGAGATTATTGACAAATGAATAGTAACGAGATAAGTGATTGGATAATCAAAAACGAGTTATGGAATCAATAGAATACAGTTAAACTTTAACATATTAAATTTTGATTCGTAAAATTCATTCCGTATATTTGTAAGGTAGTAATTATTGAAAGAGTAATAAACCTTAAAACAATTAAAAGATGAATTTTTCAGAAACAGCTAAAGTGGAAAAAAGTATTGGATTCATAAGTGGTTCGGTGAAACGGGAAAAGGTAAAATCCGCCGATGTTAAATCAAAGTTCGGCAAATTATTCTCTAATTCAAACCCCACCAAACGATCAAAATTTACAATCGTAAATGGTGTCCCTCATAAATCAGTAAACGGTAAATTAATTCCCTTAACTTCCTTAAAATAAAAATTATGGCTAATACACAATTTGAAATATGGTTGGAACTTACCAACAAGAGTTTGGAAATCAAACACAATGAACAATTTAGTAGTTTAGAATATACACCACTAACGTATTCAAAGGGTAGGAAGTTTATAAAAATTCTAAAAGGAGGTGCCGTATGGGGATTCGTATCCATGATAAATGGGTTTAATAAAGAAGTTCCCATCAAACTAGGTGATTTGTTAAAACCCGCGAGTTTTAATACACCCGCAAGACATGCAAGGGGTAATATTTTTAACGGAACTGCAAAGTTTACAGCGTACGGGCCACATTATTTGAAATGATGAAAAATCTATTAATAAAATTATTAGGAAAGATCCAGTATTGTAAATATTTTCATACTTCATATGGTACTGCAGTTAAATACCAGTACCAATGTGATAAATGTAAACTTGAACACACTATGTAATATGGATGATGAGTACGAATATGAACAGGATGCCCTGTATACGGAGAAATTAACACCCATGGAACACGCGGATAGAATATTTAATGATATTTATAGACGTGATCACAAGTTATATCTCAATTCAATAGAATGGGATACGTGGTGCACACCGGAGGATCCAAAAACTATAATACAACAGGCCAGACAGACTGAAATAGATAATCATCCTTTTAATAAATTCTTCTAATATGAATGCAAAGGAATATAATAATATAATCGATAAATGGACAACCGAATATAACATGGAAATAAATCCAATATATAGACCTGCCCTAGTAGAATCATACAATGAAATAGTTACATTGGATGGATTCAAAAACCTATCGTTTAATTTGTTTATCAGGGAGTTAATTCGTAAGAACCACTACGATAAAAAATATCCTTTTTTGAATTTATTGGAATCAGCATATTCTATTCCATCTCAAAACTAAAAAGTTATGACTACATATATTTATAATGCAATGGGTTCGACTATCAAGAAAACTGGTAAAACCCCGTGGTATAAAGTTAAGTTGATGGGTGGAAGATTGGTTGACTGTGATTGTCCTGCAAGAGGATTTAGAAAATACTCACCGTGTAAACATATGAAATTATTGAGTGAACGATTAGGACACCCGGTATAATGTCGCGAAAAGGAAAACTAAAAATAGGTGATGATGTATTGTTCAAATTCGCAGGCACGATAGAAAACGGAAAAATAATAAAAATAAAAGGAGAGGGCACATCATTAAGATATATAATCAATGATGGTAAATTCTCATATCCAATTACACATGAAAATATATCCAAATAAACTGAAACCCATTCACTACATAAACAAAGAACCATATTTAGTATCAGCTAACATTCCAATCCAACAGGTAAACAATCCCACTCTTATAAAGGAATGGTTGGGATGTGATACTGCTTTCAGAATTGATAAACATGGAATATTCATTTTCTGTAGCAAAATCGAAGAAGTCGAGTTTGAAGAAGTAGAGAATGAAAGTAAGATTTAATTTAGGTAGGGGAATTAATTATCGTAAATGGCAGATTACATCTTCCATTGGTGAGAAAGTTCATTACGATCCATGGGAATATCAATTGGAGTTACAAGATTCAATTCTTTGTAATAAACGACAACATGCTGATAAGATATTCGGTGGAGGTGGAAAACACGTATGTAGTTGGATTAACACCAAGATGGTTGAAAAACACCCAGTTGGTAAATTTGACATCAGTAAGTTAAGGGAATTAAAATATAATCCCCGTATTTCCCCACATTGGACAGATGTGGATGATAATGTTCTGGATGACACTACGTATAGAACACTGGTAACTAGTGGAAATAAAATTTATGTATTAAATATTCATCCATCTGGATAATATGATAAAATAGTTATTCCATATTTATACACGTATGGAGTACAAACAATTAAATAGAATCCGAGACACATATCCAGGAAATTCTGATGATATATCCGATAGTTATACATCGGATGCCAGTAATATACAACTCACAGGATTGTATCCTCAAAATTTCATCCGCTTTGATATCGTAGATATATCAAACATTATTGTTCCCGATATCCAAATATCACCAGCAATTTCATTTGAATTTATAGTTAGGTTTGAAACTACACCAATACGTAGAAGTATCCGTGATGGATCCCGTATCTCCGTGGAGGAATGGACTTCCCCTGGATTCCTGCAGAAACTAAAATCTGCCAGACAGGAAAATAATCCGTATTTTACAAAAGACAAGATAACGATCGCAACAGTCGATTTCAATTATCTAAGTCAATATTGGAAAAAAAGTGAATTTAAGGTTTCTGAACTATATGCTAATGTTGAAGTTACCGATACAATATCAACTAAAGAGGATATGTTAATCCATATAAATTGGATGGTATCGGGTCAAGAGGATTTAAGATCGGTAAGGGATTTCGGTAAGTGGGTGGTATCACTAACAGATTCACTTGGATTTGAGTATTCGGATCAAATAGATGTAATACAACGAGGTGAACCGATAATAATAACTTCTGCCGATAGAACCAGTGGTAATACACGTAGTAATACAAGTTCAACGGGTATTCGGGTGGCACCACCCACAACACCAAGACGAGACAATACAAATATATTACTAGGAGGTGGTACTGATACTGTGCCCCGTGGCCGTGGTTCATCCACGCCACGTAACGTAAGGATGACAACACCCATACGAACACGTAATTTTTCGACAAATACGGATTACCCACCATTCAATACTGCGGGTAGATATACAGGTGAAACCAGAACATTATCAGGAACGGCGTTATATATATGGGATGGGAATAGATGGAGCAAAATGTAATCGATAACTAACTTAAAGACACATAATATGAGTAGACAAGAAATTTACAGTAGAGTGGGATGGAGGAAATATTTTGATGTTTCACATAATCCAAGAGTAGAAAGGTTTTTAAAATCAAATGGATTGGTCATATTTAATCAACTATTGGAAAATATTGAGAACGCTATCGATGAAAACATAGGAGAAATTTTAATTCTAGTCCATAAGAACGCGGGTGCCATCGTCAGTATTAGCAGTGATGATTACAAAGAAGTACTGAATCACTCTTTAAGGTGGTTTCTGGAGTTCGAACATTACGAGCAATGTGCCCGAGTACAAACACAGCTTAAAATATTGAATAAATCAAAAACTAAGAGCAAAGAATCCGTTTCAATGATAGAATAACATATATTTTGTAGTTATATATAACAATATTATTGTATAATAAAAATAATAGACTATGTCAGAAAATATTAGTAAGACACCACCGAAAGGAAAAATTAAATTTTCAATAAACTTATCCGAAGAACAAAAAATAGCTAAATCCAATATCCTAATTCATCCATATAACTTTGTTATTGGGAAAGCTGGTAGTGGTAAATGTATTACATACGAATCTAAAATAGATATAAAAATAAATGAAAAATTTTATGCATTTTTGATTGAAAATGGATACATTAAATAATAAATCGGTACACAATAAGAATAAAAATATGAAGAAAATAACTATTGAAATCGGCAACTTATTTGATGCAATTGAACGATATGAAAATGTTAATTTTGAGGAAAATTCAGAATATTTTCAAAACACAGATATACAGATTCAAGATGAATATAATAATTGGGTAGATATAAAAGGAATCATTTTTAAATTTGATGAAGTGTGTAGAATAGAAACAGACAATGAAATATTCAGAACAGCTGTAAATCATAAAATTTGTTATAATAAAGTAGATTGTAAAATTGTAAAAAATTTAAAAGTAGGGGATACTTTAATAAAATCGGATAATGAAATTTCCACCATTTCAAGTTTAAAAACTCAACCAAAAGAAAAAGTATTTGATTTTGAAATTGATAGTAGTACTCACTTATATCAAACATCTAATAAAATAATACATCACAATACATTACTCGCATGTCAAATAGCATTAGATATGTTCTTCCAACGAAAGGTAAATAAAATAATCATTACAAGACCAACGGTATCAAACGAAGATAATGGGTATCTTCCTGGTTCACTGAATGAAAAAATGGAGCCTTGGTTAGTACCGATACGATCGAATATGCGAAAAGTTTATAACAAACCTGCTCTTCTTGAAAAAATGGAAAAAGATGAAGATATAGAATTAGTATCCCTATCACACTTTAGAGGGAGAACTTTTGAAAACTCGTGTATTATAGTGGATGAGTTCCAAAACCTCACCAAGGGACAGTTACGAATGGTATTGGGTAGATTGGGGAAGGGTTCTACTATGATATTAACTGGAGATTCACAGCAAATCGATTTAAAGTTTATCAACGATTCAGCGGTACATGACGTATCAAGGGTAAAGTCATCCCAATATGTATTTTCAGTTGCATTAAAAGATAACCATAGACATGCTGCATTGGATGACATTTTAAAATTACTTGAAGAATTTTCATAAATTTTAACATATTAAATTTTGTATTTTAAGGTTTAATTCGTAAATTAGTACTTTGATAATGAGTTGGGGATTTTCCCATTTAATGTTACCAATCAATGTGTTATGGAATCAAATTATTTTTTTGGAACGGATACCTACGGTAGACATATCAATGTTGGGATAGATGTGGCGGGGAATCAATTTTACCGATCCTGGGAATACAATGGGTATGGAAAATCGTGGTCCAAGTGGCAACTAATGGAGGATAGATGTAACATTGAAACCAGAAATGGTAATATTCAATTGAAATGGGGATGGAGCTACCTTGATGGGTGTACCAACAATAGAATGAGGTTACCTAAATACATTTAGGTAATCAATCAATTGAGAAAATCTTAACATATTAAATTTTGTATTTTAAAATTTAATCCATACATTAGTACTTTATTAATTAAACCTATAGAAACTATGATTGTAAATTTCGATTTAAATAAATTAAATGGAATTATGGAAGATGTGTATACATGGGATTATCCGGATTTCTGTGATGCATTTTTAAGTGAAGCAACCTATGATGGTAGAGAACTATCCGAGGAAGAATGTATGTGGATTACCGAAACTTACCCGGAATGGATCAATGAATCCGCATATCAATCTTTAATTTAGAAATATAAATTAATTGAAACGTGTAAATATATTAACAAACGTTTAACATATTAAATTAGGAATTGTAAAATCGATTTCGTACTTTAGTAGGGTAGTTAATGAGAGAGAGAGATTTAACTACATAAACCTTAAAAATTTAAAGTTATGCCTTACATCACTACCGACGAAGTAAAAGAAAAAAGAAACATCATCAGAAAGATGTTCCCTAAGTATAAATTTTCTATAAGTAGAAAAAACCATAGTTCCATAAACATTAATATTTTGAGTGGCCCCATCGAATTGTTGGAGGATGCTACCCAATGGGAACAGGAAAATGGTTATCAATCAATAAACCACTTCTACATCGAAACAAACCATAAGGATTTTCCCGCTAAAGTTGATTTACTTTCAAAGATAGTTGATGTAGCTTCAACCGATCAACGTGAACTTGTTTATGATGGTGATTATGGTTCTGTACCTACATTCTATGTTAACGTTTCCATTGGTGGATTTGATAAACCTTATCTAGTTAAAAACTAAATATTATGAAAAACACATTTATAGAACAGACTGCAAGGGATTATGATATTCGATATGATATAGTCGAAGATATATATAACCGTCATAAAGAAACGTTGTACGAACGATTGGAAAAGATATTACGCAATAGACAAAACTATATATCTAGCTGATCTTAACGAAGTAAAAACAATAATAAAAATTAAAGGATTTAACTATTATGGGATTTACTAGTATGACTAAAATATACAACCTTACACCAGAAGTACAAAAAATGATTGATGTATTGAAATGGAAATACACTGATGTTAATATTACATTAACTGACAATTATAAATGGTTACAACGTGATGATTTAAGGGGAACATATACATTAAGTTCATCAATTTCAGAGGATGGGTTTGATAATACACAACTATCACGTGATATAACCGATATACAAAATATATCCAAATAACACATTTATAAATCTATAAAAAATTATATAACATGAACTATCCTGTAAATTTAAAGTATCCGAAATCTGAATATATTAAACTAATACAGGTATTAACCGTGATGGATGAATATTTCGATATTGAATCGATACACCCGTGCCAACTTCACTACAAAGCGTATCAACAATTATCTGAAAAACAACCCCATAACCACTTATACAAAAATGGTAATGTAATTAAAATGTCACATCAAATAAATGATACCGATGGCTGGAAAAAATTAATAGATTTTAATTTTAACTTAGAACTATATCCAACTGGTTGTCATGACACTCATATAGAAACCGCGACCAAAAGAGCAATAAAAGAAGTTTTGAACAATAAATAAAAAATTATGATAGTAACGAAAAAATCAACTCTAAGTGGAAATATAAATTCTATGGATCTACCTATTACACAGGAACAGTTGGATAGGTACACCAATGGTAATGAATTAGTACAAAATATATTTCCAAATCTTACACCCGATCAACGGGAGTTTATTATTAGTGGTATTACTGCAAATGAATGGGCCAACACCTTTGGTGAGGGGTTCGATTAAATAAATCATGAGAGTGAATTTACAACATAATATACGGATATGGTAATGGATAAAATATTAATGGATAAATTTTTAGAAGTAACAAGTGAATATAATATAATTAATAAATCTATTTCAGTAGGTGGATTGGACACTGATTTACTTGCTGAAAAGGCAATGATTGTGGGTAAAATGGAAATGTTGGAGTGGATTATAACTACCATACGTGAAAACTAAAAAAGTATAAATGATGATGAAAAATGAACACAAAGAAATAATCGATAAGATTACGGAGTACTTTAATCGTACTGAATGTAATGATTTAAGATTCTGGCAAGGTTTACGTAACATGGATATTATTAGATATGAAGAAACCTATAGACATCCAAACCCGATACATAACACCTTTAATCCTGTCGATGATTATAATATATCAGATGAACGACTACTAAAAAGGATAAAACTTTAATACTTTTTATTTGGAATTATGAATACTTATTCGTATATTACAAAGTAATATTAATTGAGAGATGATGACAGAAAAGAAAATAATTTATGTTGATATGGATGGTGTTCTTGTGGATTTTGGGAAATCTATAAACGAAACCAAAAGTAGATCAGATTATGTTTATTTAACTAAACATGAAACACATCCTGATTTAATTCCAAATATTTTCATTAACGCATCTCCAATTAAAGGTTCTATCGAATCAATTCGAAAATTAGAACAAAGTGGAAAATACGAAATGTTTATAGCAACTACTTCCCCATGGGATAATCCAACTGCACTGAACGAAAAGTTAAAATGGGTAAAGGATTGGATTCCAAGTTTCGAAAAAAAAATGATTACTACTCATAGAAAAGATTTACTAATGGGTGATTACCTTATTGATGATAGAACTGAAAGGGGTGCTACAGAATTTAAAGGTGAACTTATTTCATTTGGGTGGAATTATAAAAATAAAAACTGGAACAAGTATCCTGATTGGGATTCTGTTCTAAAAAAACTTCTTTAAAAAAAATATATGGATAGAATTTGGCGACCAATATCGATTCAGGATACACCGATAACAATAACTACATTTACAACACAGGGTTGGGAAAAAAACACAGAAACAGAAGATGGTGAAGAATTTGTGTATTGGTCCTTACCACTGCCAAAGGATAATCCTGATGGGGATTCCGTGTGTCTGGTTTCATCCGCAGAGGATGATTGGGAAGAACTTGGATTATCCAAAGGAAACTATCTAGTTACATTATATGATTATAATGGATTGGGTGAATGTGAAACGGAAGAAGAAATAGAAATATTATATAGGGCGTTAACATCACAGGATATTTATGAAGATACAAACTATAATTTATATCCAGATCAAGAATAGATTAGTATAGATGTTATAAAACTGGGGATCGTAAAAATCCCCTTTTTTATATATTATATATTTATATATGTACAAATAAAATACGCAATTATGAAAGAGGGATACAAACAAAGAGCATATGATTACATTACTTCAATTGAAAGTAAAATCAACTTAGTTGATAAGATGGTAGATGGTGTGAAGAAATCAGACCCCAACGAAGCTAAGCAATACATCAAACAATCGCAGAAGGCATTACAGGATTTACGAGAAATCATAAGTATATCATAATATGAAATTCAGAACTTTTTTACTAGGGTTCTCCGCGTTGTTCGTGGCAGGTAACGCCGCTTATTTTTCGATAAGTGGGTTATCAAGTTTATTCGCGGGAGCAACACTTTCGGTGATGATAATGGCCAGTTCACTGGAACTGGCCAAACTTATTTCTGCTGGATTCCTATATAACTACTGGAACAAAATTAATAAATTTTTACGATTTTATCTCGTGGTGGGCACGGTAATCCTTATTCTGATAACATCCGCTGGCATCTATGGATTTCTTACATCCGCGTATCAGGTAACTGCGGATGAAATGAGTATAATAGATAAAAAAACTGAAATAATTCAGTTAAAGAAAAATAGATATATAGAACAACTTGCGAACTATAATACGGAAAAGAACCAACTAAACGAATCAATTGGTGAACTATCAAAGGGATTATCAAATAATGTAATTCAATATAAAGATAGGGAAACCGGGAAAATTATTACAACGACATCAAGTAGTACAAGAAATGTACTTCAGTCACAATTGGAAGAATCCAAGCTGCAACGTGATAAATTAACTCTAAAAGAAGATACCTCACGTGATTCCATTACAAGTTTAGATATTCAGATTTTAGATTTAAAATCAAATAATAGTGTTGCAGCCGAGATAGGACCTCTTAGATATATCTCAAATATAACAGGAATAGAAATGGATTCCGTTGTAAATTGGTTCGCATTATTTATTGTTTTTGTATTCGATCCATTAGCAGTAACACTTGTTATCGCGTTCGCTACTGCATTGAAAGTTGATAAGGGTGAGAAGGGGGAAAAGGTTATAATGGAAAATATTTACCAAGTATATGGAGATGATGGAAAAAATTTAACGAAAGATGATAAATCGGATGTTATAGTGGAAAATCTTCCTTCATTTGAATGTTACGATATGCAGGGCCCAGTCCAGGCAATGCATGGGTGTGTGGAACAATGCAGTGAATGTATGGAACGGGAAAATAATGTTTCATATCAAGAAAGTAAGGTCGAAACAGATAAATCAACTATGAATGATACTACAATCGGACGCGAATCGGAAGAAAAAACACCGGAAACGGAGGATCCATCGGATGGAACAATTCCTCCCAACGAAAAACTAAAAGAAGCATTCAAGAAATACAGGGATATTCCATTTGTGAGTAATCCCGATGAAATGAACATATATAATCCCAAATGGATAGAGTATGATCAAGGTGGGTGGAATAATCGTTATAAAGAAAATGAATACTTCTACCATCCGTGGTTTGATTGGAAGAAGCCCCAAAGGTGGTTATATAATCAACGTGCAGTTGAATTTTGGTTAAAGTACAAAGGTGGAACACAATCACAACTACAGAAGTACCGAGATATGTATCCCGATAAAGATAATATGAAAATTTATTCATAAAAACTTGTTTTATACGAATATATTTCGTATATTTGGTAAAACCTATAACATAATATGTCGGAGAAAGAAGAATATCAAATAAACGAAGGTCATTATTTGGAGGTAATGGATAGACTTCATGTAATTACTTCTAACATTGAATCCCATTTAGTAAATCATATCCTAGTAAGTCGGTTAGGGGATACAGAACTTACGGAATTATTACATAAAACAGTAACATCGTTATACGATGCATATCAACGAGTAGGAATCTTAGATATGGAACATAATCATAAAGAGGATGAAACAAATCTGGAGTAACATAATATATTTCTTCAAAAGAAAATACTATCAAATAAATAGGGTAATAGATTTTATTCCCATGATATGGAATGGATTTGATTTCGATTTCTCATATGCACTTGATTTATTCAAACATCAATTAAAACGACAAGCTGATTTCATGGAATCCGATCATGCAAACACAATGTGTGCAAAAATAAACGCGTCGAAAATCCGTACTGCTATTAAATTAATCGATAAGGTATATGATTCAGAATATGGAGGTGAGTACCAAGATAAGATGAGAAAACTATACGGTGAGAACGTTTTAGATTTCGTATTTACGGATTGTGTGGATAATGACAAATATAGTACCTTGAATAGTGAATTTGAATCTTGGGAAAATGCGGATGAAGTTGAGGAAATGCATACCAAATTATTTAAAGAATCACAGGAAAAACAAGAAAGAGCTCACAAATTATTATGGAATTATATTGAACATAATATACAAAGATGGTGGGATTGATGGATAAACCAGATATATGGGTCGTTTATAAAACTTCAGCACGTAAGAATGCAAAAACTCAATTAATTGTATTCAAAAATACCTTTGTAGATGATATTATCGATGATAAGAAAAGAAAACCACTTTTACCGAAGGGATCCGAGATACTTGATATTGGTGTAGGTAGTGGGTTTGATAAAAAATACAAAAAAAAGTATAAATTTTGAAATTAAGAGAAAATCAGCTAGATCCAGTTGCAATAGGTCAGGAATTCTTCCGAACACCGAAGATGGCACCATCTATAATCGTTGCACCAACTGCATTCGGTAAATCAATTGTCATCGCACATATAGCTAAAGGTATCGGTAAGAAAGTATTGGTACTACAACCATCAAAGGAATTATTAGAACAGAACTATGGTAAGTTTGTTAACTTGGGTGGTACTGCATCTATTTATTCCGCATCAATGGGTGAAAAGGAAATCGGAAATATTACATATGCAACCCTTGGATCCATTATAAAAGTAACACAGGATTTAAGAAAACTAGGGTTTACAAAGGTAATCATAGACGAATGTGATCGGTATCCAAGAAAATCAGATGGTCTATTACGTCGGTTCATATCGGGCCTCAATGCAACACACGTACTTGGATTAACAGCAACACCATTGAAATTACAGACCAATATGGGTGATGATGGTCCGTACTCTAAATTAGTAATGTTAACGAATTATAGTAAAAAAGGAATGTTTTTCAAATATATCCTTTATGTTGCTCAAATTAAAGAAATGGTCGATTTGGGATTTTGGTCTAAGTTGGAATACCAATCCTATGATTTTGATAGTGGAACTTTAGTCTATAACTCGACTCGTGCGGATTGGACAAATTCCTCAATGGAACGTGCGTATGAGAAGCAGAACATCGAACAAAAGATAATAAAGAAAGTTAAGGAATTAGTGGATAGACGTGCAATATTAATTGCAGTTCCTACGATAGCTCAAGCATTTGATTTAGCAGGGAAGATACCAAATTCTGCAGTTGTTCATGGGGGTACACCAACAAAAGAGAGAAATCGAATAATAAGTGAGTTTAAGGGTGGACGAATACGAGTAATTGTACAAGTAAACGTTTTAACAATTGGGTTTGATTATCCTGAATTGGATTGTTTGATTACAGGTAGACCAACATCATCTATATCTTGGTGGTATCAATTCGTTGGTAGGGGTACTCGTATCCACAGTGGAAAGGATAATTGCTTAGTAGTGGATTTCGTCGGATCGGTTATTAGGTTCGGTAAGGTCGAAGATCTGTATTATGTGGATGATGGTAATGAAGAATGGAATTTATACGGGGAGGGTAATAAAAAAATAACTGGAGTGCCGATGCACGAAATAGGATTACACCGTGAAGGTGGAATTGACCTTGGTACTAAAATTGTAGATGGTGATATAGAAAAAACATTTATTACATTTGGAAAATACAAAGGCAGTGAGGTGAAAAGTATACCAATACATTACAGGGAGTATATGTTGGCCAATTTTGAATGGTCGGAATGGAACATGAAAGTTAAAAATGAAATTTTAAGATTAAAACAAATTCAGGGATAATGGGAATTCATTTTATATCAGTTATATTATTTTACATTTTATTAGGTACATTGTGGTCCGATTTCATGCAATTCATGATCAAACGTACACTTATTTACAATACATGGTCGACCAGTAAGAAAATCGGTATCATAATAACATGGCCGATTTCATTCTTGGCATTCTTATGTGGATTAACGATACAAATCATAGAAACTATAAAAAGAAAATAATGAGAGAACTAGACACACAAAAAGTTTATAGAGAACTTTGGGAACTAAAGCAGAACCCCGTACCTACTATAGCACAAAAACTACGGATACAACATTTACAACAATTATTAGATATATAAATTATGAAGTTACTAAAGGATGAAAATAAATTAAGAGTACCCGTTAATTCAAAGATATATACAACTGCCGAGGTGGATTATATTGGAGGCATCCTTAAACGAGAACTATCTTACAAAAAGGGATTTGGATTATCTGCTAATCAACTTGGAATGGATGAACGTATTTGTATAATAGATACAGGAGATACACCCATGATATTGGTAAATCCTAAAATAGTAGATCGTTCAAAGAAAACGGTGATGTACTTAGAACAATGTTTATCCATAGAAAAATCAATGAAGAAACCAGTCAAAACTATCAGGCACGAATCTATTACGGTTGAGTGTGATAATCTTGGAACAATAGTTTTCTCACCGGATAATAAAGATGGATGGGAGGATTCACATAAATTTTGGGATGATAAGGGATTATTGGAATGTGTATGTGCACAACATGAAATTGATCATTTGGATGGAAAATTGATTACGGATGTCGATAGAAGATATTTGGAAACAGTTACCACCCCCAAAAAACCAGGAAGGAATGAGAGAGTCATGATTAAGATGCCCGATGGTAATACTGAATTTATGAAATATAAGAAGGCGATTCCCCTATTACAAATAGGATGTGAAATAATTTAAATAATATACATGGATAACGAAGGTTTAATACAACTACTGGAACACTTATCAAACGATAAGTTGGAACAAGGTATACTAATCAAAGTAATTATCGATATTTTAATCGATAAGGACGTGATATCACTTGATGAATTCACTGAATATGTCGATGGGGTAAGTGTCGAAGTTAATGAAGATATAAAGGAAATAACAAAATCAATGGATGTAATTGAAAAACTCAATAAAACTTGGACTGGAGGTGGCGGTGTTGCGTAAAATTTAACATGCTTTATTTGTTTATATTAAGAAGTTATCGTATATTTAATACAATATGTGGGGTAATAATATAAATAATTATGAAAAGATATACATCGATATTAGGGGTTACCTTGTTTTTTATAAACACATCGGTAATTTGTAATGAGACGAACAGAGAAACATTCGTGATAGAACCCCACGTGGAATTACCAAAAGAAAAAACAAAATCTGAATTGGGGTTATTTCTAAATGATATAGGTCATTATGAAAGTAGTAATGATTATACTAAAGTAAATACACTAGGGTATTTGGGGAAATACCAATTCGGAAAATCAACTCTTGAAACGTTGGGGTATGGTGAACTAACACAAGAACAATTTATTAATAATCCATCATTACAGGATACTATAATGATTGAAAATCTTCGGTATAATAAACGAAGATTAAAGAAGTACTATAAACATTACGTGGGTAAAAAACGATGGGGGATTGAAATAACGGAAAGTGGGATGTTGGCAGCGGCCCATTTGGCTGGTCAAGGTAACGTTAAAAGATATTTAATGTACGGTGAAGACCCATCCGATGAATACGGTACTAATTTATCAAAGTATTTATCCACATTCAGTGGATATAAATTAAATTTAAAATAACTAATGGATATATACATTTATATTATATTGGGAATAAGTACATTCCTTAACATATTTTTAATCATCGGAGTCCGGAATCTAATAGCACAAACAGAGGATTTTGAAAACAGATTACAAACTTACAGAAATTATGTGAAAAATAAAATCGGAAGTGCTAACAAAGCATTGAGAGATGCTGATATCAATGGTTCATTTGAATCGGATGATGAGGTCGGATCAGTTTTCGAGGATATGAAATCCATTATTAATGAGGTAAATCAAACACCGTTTTAATACTATGAATAAAGAAAAAGAAGAAATAAAAAAAATACCAAGGAAAAGAAAGAAAAAATCAAAAATGTATTTTGGGTTACCTGCACAAGAGGCAATCATAGAATATAACAATACTACGGATTTTAACGAGAGAAGTAAAATATATAGAGAACGTATAAAATATCCATTTGAAAAAATGGCAGAAAATGTGATGAACACGTTCAAGTTTTCATATTTTGATGTACCCAAGATTCAAGTACAACAGGAAGTTGTATCGTTCATGGTAGAGAAACTTCATATGTACAAAGAGGGAAGAGGAAAAGCTTTTTCATATTTTACAATTGTAGCTAAGAACTATTTGATTCTGGAAAATAATGGAAATTATAAACGATGGAAACAGCAATCGTTATTATCGGAAATGCCTGCAATGTGGAATCCACAAAATAGCCATTACGAAGATGAGGTGGGGGATGAATTCAGGGAGTTCAAGGATATCATGTTAAAGTATTGGGATAAAAATTTAACAAGGGTTTTCACAAAACGTAGGGATATTGATATAGCGGATGCAATACTGGAATTATTCAGACGTTCGGAATTCATAGAAAATTTTAATAAAAAACATCTTTATTTATTGATACGTGAAATGACCAACTGCAAAACCCACTATATTACAAAGGTAGTAAATACAATGAAGGTCCATCAAAAGAAAATGTTGGATGAATATCTAGAGACAGGAGAATTTTCAATAAGTAATACTGAATTTTGGAGTGAATCTTAAATGATACCATATTTATATATGTAAGGTTGGTTCACAGGTAACACCGTAATTCCTAATTGGATGAGTATAAATCAATCGTAAATCAAAGAGATTGACACATAAGCCCAACTTCGGTTGGGTTTTTTTATTTACTATATTTATATAATGAACAAACACATTATATTATGAGTGATATGGATTTCGAATTATTCCCGGGAAAAGACTTAGGGGGGTTGTTCAAAGATATTTACAAAAATCAACAAACCAAAAAAAGACGTATATCTGAATTAATATTTGATTTGAAAGATTCAATCCGTAAAACCAAGGCAGGGGGAATGGATACAAACGATATAATGATGATATATCCCATTATACGGGATTTGGTGGATACATCGGTTAAAAACGATGATTCATTATTAAAAATGGCAACCATTGCACAAAGAATAATAAATTCTACATCCAAATCAGAAGGTGATACGGGTTTTCTTTCCGAATCTGAAAAACAACAGTTACTAAAAGAAGTAGAGGGGTTGAGTGCGAGTGTATCAGACGAATCAGATTCAATTGTCAGTGATATAGAAGATGATATTGATAGGATAAAGAAAGAAATGATACGGGATGAACCAGAGGATTAATAATTCATTTAAGACAAGCAATACCAATAAACACGAATTTATACGTTCATCCAACGTGGGTATAGTTGTCGATGTTATCCTAAACGAGGATTCCAGTAATCTGCTCGATACCGATGATAGTGAAACCTTTTCATCTGGAAAAGATACATCCATCATAGGTTCATGTGTTATACGGGATTTATCAAATCAAACAAGTAGTGAATCCGACCTTCCGATTATTGCACCATTGGATTCACTAAATCTAGATATTCCGTTGGTAGGTGAGACAGTAGAGTTGGTAAAGGTGGGAAATTCCGTGTACTACCGTAGAATGGGATCACCCGTGATAAACAGGGGTAACTCCAAGCAGAATTTCAACAAACGTGTATTTCCAGAAACAGAAAAACCAAGGAACAATGCAAATTCGTATAATAAAATATCACAGACTGGTATTGTAAATTCAAGTGATAGTACTAGTAGGGACACTATTATCGGTAAGTACTTTGATGATAATCAAATTAACCGATTAAGACTATATGAGGGAGATAGAATTATACAGAGTAGATTTGGTCAATCTATTAGATTCAGTGGATATAATAATTCAGAAAATGTATTTGCACCCACCATCTTAATTAGAAATAGACAAAATGATGTTTCTGTAAGTGAACTGGAATCCGGTGATATCGTGGAAGAAGATATTAACAGGGATGGTTCTAGTATAGTCATTTCTTCTGGACAATATAAAATACCATTTCAACCCGGAATAGTGGATGAGGGGGGCTCGAGTAATTTTGAAACAAAACCGGAGAATTTTGAAGGATACCCATCGGAATTGGTGGGTAATGATCAGATATTAATAAATTCCGAGAGAATCATACTATCCGCAAAATCATCCGAAATGATTTTCTACTCAAAGGGTAATTGGGGATTCATTTCCGATGGTAAAATGTCCATTGATAACGGAAAATCTGGTGCAAACCTGAATTTTAACGGTGATGTTCGCATAACTACAAATGATAACAATACATTCATATTGGGTGGACAGGGAAATATATTTCTGAATACGGAGGAGAAAACCGAACCATTGGTGAGGGGTGAAACGTTAAAAACTCTATTAAGTGAAATGATAGATTTAATCGTACAACAAGTTTACCAGACTCCATCTGGACCAACATCAGTTGGTCCTACGAACCAAGGCGAGTTCAATAGATTGAAATCAAGATTGGATACAATGTTATCCGAGTTAAACTTTACAGATCCACAGTAAATGTCATTACAGATATTCAAAACTAATATGTTATCATATATGCAGAATCAAGATGGAATATCATCATTGGGGGATTTTGCAAATAAACTAACAACAGAATATGATTTATCTATTCGTAGGGGGTTTCAGACTATAAATAATGTTATGGTTCTACAGACTAACACACAGTTTATGAATACCATGGTAACACTTGCATTGACAAGTGCAATACAAAAACAAAACGGACAACATTCCGTTATAAACGATATAGGTAGGGGAATTATTGGATATTGGACGGGTGCAACATTAAATCTTGCACCAGTTCCTATTATACCCGCAACTGGTGCATTTCAGAATATACAGACTACATCAGCATTGGTATCGAACCCAGGAACATTTCCAGATGTAGGCCCACAGATTCCTACGGGTGATTCGGCTAGATTCCTAGATCAACTTATTTTTGGAATACAAATGCATTTACTTTCCATCGAGGGAATATATAACACGGTTTCACTATATCCCGGATTTCCAATACTGCCCCCTGCACCGGGGATACTCATTTGGAAGGGATTTTCCGTACCCAACTCGACACCAACTCCCGTCCGGCCGGCTTCAGTTATTGTATCCGAACTACAATCAACTGCAGATGAACTGGATGAAGAGCAAATTATAGCTAAGGAACAAGAATTAGTCGAAGCAAACATAGTTATTAATGATACCACACTTCCAACCGAGGGTAGAAATACTGCAAGGGATTACTCCAACTTATTACAGGATGAAATATCTACACGTACTATAAACGCAACCCCATTAGAAATCAGTGATGATGAGTTGAGTACATTGACCAATAATATGAACGATATATATGAGTGTGTACAAGGCAGATCGGTTGTCGCAATTGCAAAAAGGGATTTGGGTATATTGGAATTCGGTTCTCCTCCGGGATTAAACTACGGTGGGCATAGAAATGGATCCAATATAAATAGACCAGGAAGAATAGATGAAATGTTTACTAACGTCGGGTTGGATAATCAAGAAAAAGTAAAACGCACAGGTAGTGGGTACTATTGGTGTGCGGCTGCTGTCGCTACGTGGTGGAAGGAAGCCGGTTTACCTATTCCGAACGGAGGAGCATCTTGTGATAATTGGTTAAATTGGGCTAAAAGTAATGGTTATTTCTCCCAACAACCAAAAATAGGTGCAGCGGTGTTATATGGATCCGATACGGATGCACATCACATTGGAATTGTATCTACTGTTTTACCAAATGGTAGTATTATTACAATAGAAGGTAATACGAGTGGTGGTGGGTTCGATAGGAACGGTGTGGGTGTATTTACCAAATCCCCAAAAAAATATATAGGATTCGTAATACCACCTGGTTGTTAGATGTAGCTAAAAATCCTAAAAAAAATATATCCACATATTTATAGTAGAACTATAATATAAAAACATATGAATTCAAAGAAGTTATCTAGAATTATTGAAATAATAGTACAGAAAGAAATTAAAAAACAATTACCAGCAATGGTATCGGAGGGAATTGCCAAATCTTTAATGCGAAATTCAATCGCTAGAAAATCAAAATCCACAAATACTCCAAATACCAAAGAAAAGAAACAAGATATGTTCACATTAGCAGAATCGGTTTTGAATCGAGAAAGGAATTCAATCAAAGAATCAGAACATGCGACGGAAATCAAGAGTCTAAGTAAAAATCCCATCTTAAATCAAATTTTAAATGAAACGAAACCATTCAGAGATGGTGCTGCGTTGGATTACGATGATGGTAATCAATACGATCAAACTACACATTTAAACGAAGATTTTAAAAATATGGATAAAACCATTGGACTGGATTCGAATGGTGCTGCCGGTGGTATGGATGCATTACGATCTCAAATGGCATCAAAAATGGGATATGGGGATATGGTGGGGCAAGGGCCACAGCAGGGAGGACTTGGAGTACAGACAGGAGTTCCTTCGTTGGATAAAGCAATGAATAGAAATTATAGTGAGTTAGTGAAAAAATTCAAAAAATAATAAGTAGGTATGGCATATGTAATAGGTAAAAAGGTAGTTAAGGATACTACGGAGTTTAATGATTTTGCATATGGATTAACTTTACCTGTCCAACGGGGAAATACTGGATATTTCAGGCAAGGATTCACATCATTCGATCAGGCAAAATCCAATCTTACCAATCTATTATTGACTGATATGGGGGAACGTGTTATGCAACCCAATTTCGGAACTGGCATTAAATCTCTTTTATTCGAACAAGCTACGGAGGATTTAGAAGAAAGGTTGCAATTAACAATAGAAGAAAGTGTAAATTTCTGGCTACCGTACATTAATATTGGTGACATAGAAATAACAATGAGTGATGAAATGAGAGACAATAACCGAGCAGATGTTAGTATATCGTTTACAGTCGGAAATAGTATAGATACACAGGAAATAACATTTACAATAGAGTAATAAAATGGCATTAAATAAAATATCAAGAAAAAACAACCAAAATCGGGATATAAAATATCTTAACAAAGATTTTAACGATTTTCGCGGCAATCTAATAGAGTACGCTAAAACTTATTTTCCAAAGTCGTATTCGGATTTCAACGAAGCATCCCCAGGAACAATGTTTATAGAAATGGCATCGTACCTTGGTGATGTTCTGTCATACTACGTAGATGATTCATTAAAGGAATCACTCATGGTTCATGCTGAGGATAAAGAAAACGTCATTGCACTCGCAACATATCTTGGATATAAACCAAAAGTAACAACACCTGCCTTGGTAAATTTATCGGTATATCAATTAGTACCATCAATTGGGACAGACGTGAACAATCAACCTGATTCAAGATTTTTTCTTCGTATTTCCGAGGGTATGGTAATCGAATCACAATCAAACGGTACACTATTCAGAAGTACCGAACTATTAGATTTTTCCGATGGAAATGACAGGGAAATAACGGTACATGAGCGGGATACGACAACAGGTGAACCTACATTTTATTTAGCCAAAAAATCAGTAAAAGCAATTTCAGGTGTAGTCAGGGAAACTACTGTATCATTTGGTTCACCGAATCAGTTCTCTACAATAGATTTATCGGAGACCAATGTAATAGATGTATTCGATGTTCGTGATGAAAATGGTAATAAATGGTATGAAGTACCCTATTTGGCACAAGAAATGGTTTTTCAGGATTATCCAGTATCGGATCAGACGGATGAGGATTTGTTACCGTATAAGGGAAGTGTTTCCAATGTATTACGATTATTGAAAACTTCAAAGCGATTTGTAACACGGGTAAACGCTGATAATACGACTACAATCGTATTTGGTGGTGGTAACTCCAGTACATCCGATGAATCACTCATACCTAATTTTAAAAATGTAGGATTGGGATTACAATCATCTATTGATAAATTAAGTACATCGTTCGATCCCGCCAATTTTTTAAAAACCAAAACATACGGTCAATCACCTAGTAATACAACATTGACCGTATCATATTTAACAGGAGGTGGTATTGGTTCAAATGTGCCACAGGGGGACTTAACAAGAATCCAGTCAGCAGAATTTGATGATGATAACACTTTCTTTTCGACATCGGAGCGAGGACTATATAATCAAGTAAAATCATCCGTAGCGGTAGAAAACGAAGAACCCGCTACAGGTGGTAGGGGTGCAGAAACAGTAGAAGAAATAAGACAAAATTCATTGGGTAATTTCGGTTCTCAAAATAGAGCGGTGACAACAAAGGATTATCAAATACGTGCACTATCTATGCCATCGAAATATGGTGGAATTTCAAAAGCTTTTTGTGCACCCTATGGTAAAGAAGATTCACGTTCATTTGCATTAAATCTATATGTATTGGGGTACGATGTAAACAAGAAACTATCAACGTTGAACCAAGGTGTTAAGGAAAACTTAAAAACCTACTTAAATGAGTATAGGTTACTTACCGATGGTGTAAATATAATGAATGGACTTGTTATCAACATAGGTGTTGAGTTTGAAATACGGGTTTATAGTGGTTATAATAAAAGAGAAGTATTGGTAGCAGTTGTCAACGAGATAACCGATTACTTTAATATAGATAATTGGTCATTTAATATGCCAATAAACATAAGTGAGATAGAATTATTAATAGCTGGAATCGAGGGGGTTCAATCCGTACCAAATGTGGAAATAGTTAACAAGTGTTTAGGTAACTATTCGGTAAACTCATACAATATACAGGATGCAACCAAAGGTAAAATGGTTTACCCATCACTTGATCCCTCAATATTTGAAATACGTTTTCCAGCGAAAGACATACGGGGGAGGGCAATTTAATATGTATCAATTTTACACAGCATCAAAGGATGCCACGATTTACAAACAACAACCGAACCAAAATACAGGTTTGGATGAACTTATAGAAATATCATCTACATATGTGCTTGGATCCAAGGATGTATCCAGAGGATTGATTAAATTCAATGTCAATGAAATTTCATCATCTATATTTTCAGGTGAGGTAACGATGAGTTCGGCTGAATTAGTATTAAGAGAATGTGAGAGTGAAGAAATTCCAACAAACTATACACTATATATGTACCAACTTCAAGAAGATTGGGACATGGGTATCGGTACAAAATATGATGATATATCAACATCTGGTGTCAATTGGAAAAACAAATCGACAGATAGTGTTTGGGGAAGTGATGGTGGAACTTTCTTATCTTCTAGTGTAGTTTCACAATCAGTTGAGTATTTAGCATATGATGTAACATTTGATGTTGCAACACCATTGAATACTTGGATAGATGGTAATGTTACAGATTATGGTTGGATAATCAAGTTCGGAGATGTCGAAGAAAGTGATTTGGTCGATTATGGGAAACTTCAATTTTTCGGTAAAGAAACAAATACGATATACCAACCGAAACTTAGAATTGGTTGGGATGATTCGGTATTTACCACAGGATCTCTTCCGGAGTTAACATCAGAAAATATAAAGGTATCATATAAGGGATTAAAAACAAAATATAAAGAAGGACAAATACCATTAATACGCGTTTTCGGTAGAGAACAGTATCCGTTAAAAACCTATATTTCACAATACTCATACAGGGATATATCATATTTACCCGAAACTACTTATTACCAAATCAAGGATGCAATAACCCATGAAGTTGTGTTGCCGTTCGGTGAGTACACGAAAGTTAGTTGTGATGGTAATGGAAATTTCATAAGATTGAATTTATCAGGATGGGAGACCAATCGTGATTATTATATTGAAATAAAAACAGTACGGGCAGGTATCGAAGATTATTTTGCCGATGATGACATAGTGTTTACAGTAGAGAAACGATAATAAATGACCGGAAATTATTTTAAAGAGCAATACGAAAATTCCCCACAAATACGGAAAGGAATAGATACCATTTTAAGCTCGACGAGTTATACAGATGAGTACAAGGCAAAAATACGTACTTATTTGGAAGGTATTGATGTTGATTCATTTTCAGATCAAGATAAATTGAGTATTTCAACATCGACTTCGTCCGATGGTATAAAATTATCGACTAGAAGGGGTATAAGTGGTGGATTTATAGAACGCCCATCATATATAGAAGAAGAACTTAAACGAGCCTTGGATGTGGACGTGGATGAATTAATATCACTTCCACCAGAGCAACGTGCAGAAACCGTATTGAAATCCAAGTATGATGCGTTACAAAAATTATATCAGGATTCAGTTTCGGAATTATCAGATTTAACAAATGTATATAACGATGCATTATCTGATATAGAACGATTAAAATTAGAAATAGAATCATTAAATCAGGTTGTCGATGCACAAAAATTATTAACTGCAGTCGCTAACAACGAATCGGAGTCTGCTAATGCAAGATATGCATCATTATTGATGGATTTTCAATCTGCATTACAAAAGGGAATTCAAGAAGCGATTGAACGAGTTTCATTGGAAGCACAAGTTAGGGGTCTACAGGCACAGAAGGAGGTATTGAATAGATTATTACAAGCTGAAACTGCAAGAGCTGAATCTGAAACCGTTCGCGCAAATGCTAGTTTGGAATTAGCAAATGAAACTCAAATCCGACAAGCATCTTCACAAGTTCTAGATGGAATTAATGGAACGTTTGATCAGGGAACTAATTCAGGATGGAAATTACCACAAGGAGAAATTACCAGGAACACTGATGTGCTATTTATACGTACCCGAAATGATAATGATGTTAGAACTTTACAGGGAACTGCAATAAATATTTATAATTTTAACGATGAGAGTGACCAAGTTTTCACTATTTCAGTAACGGGAGACGCACGGGGTTGGTTAGCCGCCCCAAGTACAATAACAATACCAGCTAGAGTAGGTTCGGTTGCGGGTGTAGGATACCTAACACTTCGATGGAGTCCAAAGGGTCGCACGGGTAGAAGGAATACGACATTCCAAGGGTCGGTTCAAATTAACGGATCACTTGGGGATACATATTTAATAGAAGCTAAGTACGAAAAGGAAGTAGCACGTAGGGATACTTGGCCGGCGATTGGTAGAGTTGGTACAGTAATAGGTAGTGAATTTAACGGATAAGAGATGGCAATAAAGGGGTTTAAGGATATAGTCGACAAAAAGGGATACCGAGTATCCAAGAAAGATAGGGTAATCATCGAAAGAGAATTGAAGAAATCCCTCTTTGGTATTGGTGATGGTGTTTGGTTTCGCCACGGTGAAACGGATACAATCGAATTTATTTTATATGATTCGAATGATAATCAATTACCACAGGGTGATGATGGTAGGTTAGTTAGATATATTTATCTGGATGATGCTAATATAAAATCATACTTTATTATAAATGAAGATGAGACTAGTAGAAATAAAATAAACGATGCACAGGAATATGTTGTAGATTCCGAACGGTTAATAAAAGAGGCAGGGTATTCAAGTGGTATATTTAAATCCCAAATAACTCTACTCAACAGACGTGTAGGGTCGGAGGAAAGACCACATGATAAACTTTGGATACATGAAATTTCCCCATCTCGTACAGAAATAAGGGTATTACCCATGAGGGATAATGATGATATGATACTACATGATCTACAAAAGAGATACGATGTTTTTACAAGTGATAGAAATTTTCGTGATGATACCATACTAGCCGTCAGAAGTTTCATAGAACAAATAAATATACAATCGGTATTCGAAAACCTCCTAAAATTAAAAGGTAGGGTTTCCGAGGGACAAGGGTATATAAATTTGATTAAAAGGGAATTTGGAATTGATAGTTTTGAATTATATTTAACAAGAGTCAAGAACAAATATATTCAGGCAATGGATTATTATGTGGCCAATCGTGAGTATGATGTATATTCAATTAACTACGGAAAACCACTGAAAACCCAACCGCCCATAGACTTGGGTGTCGAAAGTATATTATCGGTCGCTACCGATGTTCTATATAAAATTATCGATAAGGAATTACCAAATCGTAATTTACAACCAGAAAGCAGATTATCATTGGAAGATCAAATAACCTTTGATAAACTACAAAATATATTAAAAAGTACGACAGATTCATCAATTTATAATTCCACAGTACCACCGAGTATAGGGGCGGTTGTTCGTGGTTGTACTAATCCAGATGCAAGAAATTACAATCCGTTAGCAATATATGATGATGGTTCATGTGTAATTGAACTACCTCAATTAGAACAAGATATTATTCCAAATATATATGGGTGTATGGATAAGGCTGCACTGAATTATAACCCACTTGCAACACAAATGGATAGATCATGTGTATATAAAATCGATGCGCCCGAAACTACTACAATTAGATATTTCTGCCATTCTGAATCATGCACGGTGCAATATCGTAATGCAGATAACATCGTAGTGAACAAAATAGTACCTGATTCTGGAGTATCGATACAATATATTACAGGAACTAAACCAATTCTACGTGGTGATGTAAAGACGTTTGAAAAAGTAAAAAAAGTTGTTCTAGTTAGGTGTAGCGATAAGACCGCAATTAACTTCGGACAAGTTGGTCATTGTGTTTATAGTAGATATCCAGTACGGGATGGAGTTACACCAAGAAAATTGGATCCAGGACGTTTACTTAACATCGATGAACATGATAGGATTAACATTAGGAATTATTATTAATATCCACACAAATAAAATATTTAGATATTTATAACCAATGGCACTAATATTAAGATCACGTACATCTGATAGAACGCCCCTATTTGATAGGGGTGATAACACACGCACACCCAATATTATAATTTCACCTAATGAGAATTTAAGAAGAAATATTACAACATTCACGCCGGGAACGTCACCTCCGCGGGATGAAAGAATTATAATTCGAGATAGTGATATGGAACCCAGATTACCATCACTGATGTTAGTACCCGATAGTAGGTTGATAATAACGACTAAAAGTGATCCAACATTTGCAGAAATTATTATATCAGGTACATCCACTAAAAATACTGCTCCCCACTCATACTCATTCGATTATCGGGAATTATTAGATCCAAAGGAATTTATAGCTAAAAAAACTGGGTTTATATCGAATACATCCTATAAAGTTAGTTCAAGAATTACTACTGATAAAATAACGGGAACAGGTCGTATAATCTATACTATAATAAAAAGAGTCGGAAATAGAACGGATGTCCAACAACTAGTTGCAAGTGGACCAAGTAGTGTTCTTGCATTGGATTTCCCATTGAACCAAGATAGTATTCCAGTTGATATACCCGAAAACAATATACGGGAATACATAATTGAATTTGAGGTAAATATGCCGTCGGATTCTTCATTTAAGTACTTAACTTCCGATGGACAAACGGGTACTCTTGTAAATAATTCGGATATATCTGTCATCATAAAGGAAAGATTGGAAGGACAACTTGCATGGATAGAAATACAACAACCTCAACAATCAAAATCGAAACTTAATGTAAAATACAGTATAACCGATTCCGGATCCACGCGAGTTTCCGAGTTTACGGATGATGTAAGAAAAATACTAAGGATAGGAACTACTAAAATAAAAGTAGATGTTGATAAGGGTGTAGATATAATAGCGGGCCAGACACCTATTGTGGCAGTAGAAAATGATAATTTAGAGTATAATATTTCATCGAACGGTAGTGTGGATATATCATACATTTCTGAAAATACAGATAGGGTATCATATTCCATAGGTAATATAGTACGTGATGCTGAATCGAGTGGGGTAATTAAATTATACCAATCGGATTTTCCTAACGGTATAGGACAATACACATTAATACTACAACCGATATCGAACCAGAATGGTAGCGGTTTAATAAAACGTGTCAACATTAATGTTGTTAGTAAAACTTATTTACCGGGGCCCGACATTACAAAGATAAATTACCCATATAACATCAAAGGTGCTGATTTCAGAGGGTATGATGAAAATTTCAAAATATCTTGGCAATCGGTAAATACAAACTATATAGAAGTCTACGTAAGTAAAAAATCAAGCGAATTTAGTTTAGCTAAAGTTGCTGGATCTGGTGCACTTACACTTAATGTTGCAAATGTATTAAGGAAATCAAAACAATCTTTTAATGATTCGGATAAAACACTGACGTTCGATTTGATATTAATACCATATAACACCGAGGGAAACTCGGTAGTGAGCGGTAAACAGGAAAAGATTACAATCGTATTTGATAAATCGGATTTAAAATTAAAACGTAATCAGGTATTACGTGATATAAGAACATCATTTGAACTGGGGTTCAATGAGGATACATTGAGGGAACAGACTTCAAGATTTCTGACTCATTTGGCTCACTTTGGAGATGGTGATAATAAATTGATTTCTACATGGGGAATCGATACGGAGACATTTTCGGTTTATGAAACTGATTCAGAGACATCACAAAGAAGAAGGGTAGAATTTAACCCATCTTTGGTCCTTAAACTATACGAACCACTTCCCACCTCGGTGCAACCGAATCAACAACTTTGGGTATCAAAGGCACAGACGTTACCTACAATAGAACAAATCATTCTAACAGATGATGAGGTAAAATCATGTATCGATTTACAACCTAACTTTGGTTTGGATATAAGTGATGATATAGGGTATCAGATTTTAGATGATTTGGTTGCGAGTGGATCCGTTAGTTCGACACAGTTGATACAACAGTATATAGGAGATAATGAATTCTCATTGCAAAAATTAGATTTACAATTTGACACTGGCAGTGATTATGCATGGGAAAATTTTGTAAAATACTCATCTGCCGCCGAAAGAATCGAGAACTTCGTGTACAAGGTTCAATTGTTGGAATTTTATAGTGCATCAATATTCACATTACAGAGTGGATCCGATGCAGGTGTAGTATCGGTGATAAATGAAATATCTAGAACAAACGAAAAGATTATATCTACCAAACAGGGATTTGATGCGTTTGAAAACCATATATATACCGTAGATAGTCCAATATCATATCCAGGTGCAGGTCAAAATGAAATAAGTTCATCGAATAGTACGGATGTTACATCGTGGTATAATTTCGCAATAGGTTCGGCTCGATCATTCGATGAATATAATGTGGATAAGTTAACCAATAACATTCCACAACATTTTGTCAACGATGCAAACGGCCAGGATTATATGTTGTTCTTCAATATGATAGGACAACACTTTGATATCCTATGGAGTTACATTAGAAAATTCTCCAAATCCAAGCAACTGGAACACACCAATAAAGGTGGTATCACAGATGAACTGGTGTATCATATGTTGGAATCACTAGGATGGGATGCTGACATGGGTGTGAAATCCCAAGTCCTATGGGAATATGCATTCGGTAAGAACAAGGATGGTTCTTCTGCATCGATTATGACGGGTAAAGAACGACAACAGGAAGTATGGAGACGATTATTGAATAACCTACCGTATATCTACAAACATAAGGGTACAAAGAGGGCATTGAATGCTGCAATGGCGTGTTATGGTATACCAACATCCATGTTAACCATAATGGAGTTCGGTGGCCCTAAAGACCCGACAACAAGTGGAACTTCAAAGTTTACATTTGATGATAGGACTGCTGCAATAAATTTTGATGGAGCTGCAAATATATTAGTTCCATGGTTAAATGTGACGGGAGAATTTCCACAATCATTGGAATTTAGGATAAATACGGATAAAAGACAACCACACACAATAGCTAGTAGTGAACGGTGGGAACTGAATATTATACCAAATACCGGATCACTTGCAATCGTTGAATTTAAAATATCAACAGGTGGTGTATTAGGTAGTGGTAATGATGTTTCGGCATCTACCTTACCAATGCCGATATTTAATGATGTATATACTCAAATCGCAATAAACAGATCGGTTACCGATACGACACAAAGTTTTGATTTATACGTTAAAGAGGGATTTCAAGAAAGAATTAGAAATTCGGGATATGCAACAGTAGAATTCCCATCATCATCAATCGGTGCGTGGCAAGGTTATTCCGAAATATCAATAGGTGATGGATTTAATGGTACAATGGATGAATTCAGATTATGGAGAACTCCATTAAGTGAATCCCGAGTTGATAATCATACTTTATTACCAGATGCAATCGATGGTAACCAATTTAATTCATCGACCGAGGATCTGTTATTCAGACTGGATTTTGAGTACCCGAAAGATAGATCATCGGATATTGGAATAAAAAATGTATCCATAAATAGATTATATGGTAATGGATTTGCAACTGCATCTGATTTCCCATCAGTTCCGGATTACCCATACCAATATACACCATATGAACGAACGGTAACGGCAAATGTACCATCTACCGGTATGTTCGTGAGCAACAAGATTAGATTTGAATCACATACCTTGGATAATTATCTTAATTTCGGTACAATATCAAATGCACAATCATTTGATTCGGCCCATGATTCAAATAAACTTGGATTGTTCTTTTCACCATCACAACAAATAAATTTGGATATCCTACGTTCATTGGGAAAATTTAACATAGATAATTATATTGGTAATCCAGTAGATGAATTCAGCGATACATATTCTGATTTGGATGAATTGAGAAACTATTACTTTCAACGATATGATTTGAACATATACGAGTATATACAATTGGTTAGGTATATCGACCAAACGTTGTTTACAACTTTAAAATCATTGGTCCCAGGTCGTTCAATTGTTTCAAGTGGGTTATTGATAGAACCACATATTCTAGAACGAAGTAAAATATCAAGAAAACCGGTTATTGCAGAAAATATTGGATTACAATCCACAACGGATGTGAACGAGAAATTGAATATGACTTCTGAAAATATAATGGAAGAAGTTACCTTGAATACAATGGAGGAAATTTCAATGGTTTCTGAAAATCTGCAGTGGGATGGGAATGTTAATGCGAATGATGAAGTTCAACTATATGCAGTTACTCCGTTTTATGATGGAACAATACATGCTAGAGATAAAGAAGATGTTTCGGGTGAATATAGAACTTGGGACTCTTCCATAGATGCAAAATTCACTGGATCGATACAGGGGGAATATGAATCTAATCAACTCACAGCGATTGGAATGGATAAAGATTCGGTTACAAGAGCAGGATTCGGTATTTACGCTGAAAATGGTATTACTATACGTACCACTATCGATGAGTTCGGTAATAGGATACAACGTAGACAAAGGGTTCATATGGTGACAGAACAACACACAGTAGATGTACCTGTTAATATAAATCCCCTTGACCCATCATTGGGATCTGAATTATTACAACAGACGTATGAAAAAACGAAGGTAACATTTAGAAATTATAATGAATCCGGATCATTAATTACGGGTGCGGTAATACGGGCGATTCCACTTAATGGATATTTTCCATCACATTACAGAAATGTCGGGGATTTAACGACAGGATTACAAAACTCATACTATAATGGGTGTAAACAAACGATAAATACCACATTGGATGGTAGTTCACCTATTCAAATATTCACTACTAATCCTAATACCTTACGTGTAAGTGATACTGGACGTGGTAGTGGGGAGCCCATTCTCGAAGTCGATTGATAGGATACTAGAGGTTGATTGAAAATATTATTTTCTTATACTAAATTATGAAACAGATAAAATTAAATAACTTATATTTAACATATATAATTTGGTAATATTAGTAATTATCATTATATTGTATATATTGAGTTAAAAAAGTTAAATATTAATATTTATATATGAAAAAAGTAGTTTATTTGCATGGATTGGAAACGAAGTCAGGTGGGAAAAAAGTAGATTATCTTACAAAAGATAACTTGGTCTATGCACCAAGAGTGGATTATAAAAATGTTGATGAATTTTATAAATACCTAAAGATAATTACAGAAATAAAACCTGATTATATAATAGGTAGTAGTTTTGGTGGTTACTTTGCATATTTATATGGTACATTGATCGATACAAATGTAATACTATTTAATCCAGCTCTACATAGTAGATCATACGAACCTAAAATCGAAACCGGGATTAAAAGTCCAAAAGGTATATGTATTCTAGGGGAGGATGATAGTGTAATCGATCCAATTGTTACCAAAAAAATAATTGTTGATAATAAATATAAATTCGATATTAATAAATTAAAAATAGAAACGATAAAATCAACCGGACATAGAACCTCGTTGGTATCATTCAAAAAAATAATAAATACACATTTGATATGATAAAACTCAAAGACCTTATAGATGAATCAAAATTAAAACCTAAAAAGTGGATGCCAGTTGCACCTTCCGAATTAAAGGATTTTAAAAAAGTAATATTTGATTTAATATCTACTGCATATAAACCAATCGGAGGACACGGTGGATTCGCATCTACATCAGATGTGAATAGTGAAAAGGATTTTAATATATTTGATGCAGATGGTGATGACATACCAGATGCGGTAGTAGTGAGTAAAAAAAAACAACCAGGGAAAAAATTAGTTGCAATTGGTCATGATGGTTCAAGTCAATCAAAACGTTCCGCGGTAGGAAAACAAATAAAACAACTAAAATCCAAAGGACATTATATTGAAGTATCGGGGAAACTGGCAGATATTTTCAAATCAGCAGGAGTAGCTATAGTTAATAATGAAGAGGATGTCCGTAAAGTATTATATGGTAAAGATATTAAATGGCACGGAGATGGTACGTACGATAGAGTGATTCCAGGTATCGGTAAACAAAGAAAAACATTAATGGGTAAGCCAAAAATATAATATTATAATGATAAAATTAAAACATTTATTAATGGAAATGGGGGAAGCTGCAGGAAATCTGGAGTTAATAAAAACTACCCCGGATGCTGCAGAATTATATGGTGTTAATGCATTTAAGAAAAAGGGGTTATCATTGAAAGATGAGATACCCAATTTCATGTCAAATTATAAAATAAGTCAAAAACTGGCTGGAATTGGGAAAACCCAAAGAAAAGATATGCCTGTTATAGATGAAAAAGATGTTAAGGACTTTCAAATGAGATTGCAAAAAGGATTTATTGATTTAAATTCACCGTATGCAAAACCAATAAAAGGTAGTAAACCGTTCCCACAGGGATTATCCGGTGATGATGCATCGGATTGGTTAAAGAACGGATTACCTGTAAGTGATAATGCAAAACAAACAGATGATGTAGTTAAGGTAAATAAAGCATCTATATCTGTAAATAAATTAAAACCAATCCAACGTCAAATCTATTTCGATAAAGCTATAAATACGATAGCTTCTTTTGGTGCAAGTAAATCTCTTGCATATATTAAAACAACTACATTTATATGTAGTAATGATAACTATATTATAGATGGTCATCACAGATTTTTAAGTGCCATGTTAATAGATCCGTCTGCAAAAATAAATGTATTAAAAATAAATTTACCATTATCAATATTATTACCCATGAGTCTATCGTATACAGATGCAGTTGGTAACTATAGAAACTTATAACAATATGAAAAAAATAGATACATTTCAACAGAAATTGGATAAGATGTTAAGTGATTCAATAAAGCCCAAATTAAATGAAGGTTTGACAAAAAAATCACTAGAAAATGTAAATCAAGATACCATAGATGATATACATGAGGGGTATTATGCACTTACAGATGTAATCAGGGGCAAGTTAAGATATGCGTTAATGCAGGCATCACAGGATAATCCCGATTGGAAAAAAGAATATAGTATTTTTCTAAAAATTCAGAAGTTAGTAAACTCATTAGAGACAAGTAAAATACTATAAAAGTATGAGTATATTAGAAAAAATAATTAAAAATTAAATTACTTATATTTATATACAAATAACAAAGTAACAAATAGCAAAAAATGGCATATTTAGATAACACGGAAATAACAGTAGATGCGATTCTTACCAAAAAGGGCAGAGAGAAGTTAGCTGGTGGTGAGGGATTAAATATAACTCAATTTGCGTTGGGAGATGATGAGGTAGATTATGGATTATATGAGCCTGCTCACCCAAAGGGTTCTGCATTTTATGATTCGGCCATTAAAGCAATTCCGATCACTGAAGCTTCACCGGATGAAACACAAGTATTGAGATATAAATTAGTAACTTTACCCAAGGGAACTACAAAAATTCCTAAAGTTGAATTTGGTGTACCTTCCATTTCTGTAAATCAGAATTCGGGTCAAGTAACATTATCACCGACTACTTCACCGAGTGGAAATACAACGGCAGGATACACATTGGTGTTGGCGAATAAAAACTCGGGTACAATTGTAGGTGCAGGACTTTCCGCTGGTAGTGGAACTGTTCCTATTTTCCTCGGTGATGAAATAACAACAACTGCTTCAGTAGAACGTGGTACGACATTTACTTTTATCCCAAATCCAAACATCACAAAAACAATCAGCACAACACTTACCGTATATGGGAATGAAACTGGTGGATCAGTCACGATACCCGTTACTATTACATATGTACAACCAACATAATAACGGAACAATAAAATAATTATGGCAAATATATCAGGACAGGCAGGAGTTAACTTATCAACGGAACTTGCTAATTACCTATCGACCCAACAGGGAACATTAACATCGGAACAAATTACCAATATTGTAAACGGGTACTTAACCGGGGGAGATAAACTAGCATCACAGGGTGGATCGGTTACAACCGGTATTTACAAAAGATTCGGTGAATTTGATCAAGTAACGGGTAAAGTAGAAGTAGTGACTACAGGTCTTTGGAGTGGTGATACTGGTAGCTTAGAATCCTTTTTTACATCATCTACACAAATTGGTTCTAATAGTGGTAATTACTACTATAATGTTTATCAGTCTAACCCAAGTAGTAGTTTATCCGAAGTACAATTTGCAGTTGCATACGGTAATAGGTTAGGTAGTGGATCCGTATCATTATCAACAAGTGATGATGCATTACTATCTTCAAAGGCAACGTATTCACAATATCGCTCGATACTACTAAATCAAGATGATAAATTTTTCACGTTCCTTTCTGCTTCAACTGCAGGTACTCATGATTCAGATGATATTTATGTAGTAAATATTGCTCGTTCAAGGTACAAGGAAACCATGGATCCTGGAAACTGGGAACTTACTTTGAGTGGTTCTACTGGTACAGCAACCTTTATTGATGATAGTGGTAAGAAGTTTTCCGATACCGCTGGTAGGGCTGGAAGGGTATTCAGCATCGTACAAGGTACATTAAATCTAGGTACTGAAAATGAAGCTACAATTATCAACACAACTGCACCAGTGAACGGACAGGGATATGGTTTGTTCTATCCGGACCAAGGACTTATGGTTTTTAACCCATCTGCAATTGCAGAAATAGTCGGTAACGAACTGGATCCAGTTTTAAATTCAACTAATGGTATAGATTTGGAATATAAAAATCAACAATATTTAGTCGATTCAATTATAACAGGAGGGGATTTTGAGGCACGTAGAACAGAAAACATATCCACTGCTCATTATTTCGTAAGGGCAACCAATAGAGAATTTAACTTTTCCAATAATCCGACATTTGTGACGGGATCGGATGGAACATTCAGAGAATCAACATTTATAAGAGATCCAAAAACCTACATAACTACCGT